AGAGGGTTTGTCTGCATTGTGTGAAGAAATAGCCGATGTGGAGATTATGCTTGCACAACTGCGCCTAATGCTTAATGCTGATGTGCTGATTGAAGGTATCAAACAGATTAAAATAAACAGACTTGCAAAAAAGTTAGATTAAAATTTTGCATATTCCGAAAAGTCCTTATTTTTGCGATGCAAGGGTAAGAGATTTGCAACAAAATACTGTGAGTGGTTTACTTCCATTTTTCCACTCACTAAACCTCAAGGCTCTTACACTTGGGGTTTTTTTATTCCCGAAAAAATAAAATCGAAATTCAGAAGGGGGGCTAAATACACTTGCGCTGATTTTCTAAACGCTACAAGGCGACTGCACGAAGCGAAACGGTGGGCTTAAGAGGTAAAAGCCGTAAGATGCAGGGGGCGACTGAATACGTTCCACAGTTGATACCAATTTCAAGGCTATCAGTGAACCTTGAAACACTAATGCGGTGGCTGGCTCCATAAAGCAATTAGTGAAAGCACCAACAAAGGTAAAACTTTGACGGGGCTTTCTCACATCAACGGTTAACTCCTCCAAAAGCAATTATGTATAAAGTATTACTAAGTAGGTCTAAAAGAATGATTCAGAATCCAACAAAAGCTGAATTAATATTTAAAAATAGACTTATTGATAAAAAAATCCCGTTTCAAACTCAAAAAATAATTCAGCCCTACATAGTTGATTTTTTGATTGGTAAAACAATTATAGAACTAGATGGTAGTTCGCATGATGGTCGCGAAGAATACGATGAAAAAAGAACAGCCTTCTTAAATAAACTGGGATATAGTGTTATTAGAATAAAAAACAGCGAGGCTGAAACTTATTCATTGAAGTCGTTTTCAAAATGGGCTAAATTGAAAATAAAGAAAGGAGAAAGCCAACATAGTAAAAACAAAGCAAAGCAGCAAAAAGAAAGACAACGATTAAGATTGGAAAAAGAAGCGACTATGTATGAAATGGTGCAATTGCCTAACGGGGATTTTAAAAGAGTAAAAATTAATCAATAATGGATTTTTATAAATACGATATACGAGGCGAGTTGATAAACGTTATTAGGCGCATGAGAAGCATAAAAGCGGAAGTTGTCGAATTAGACCATACATACAGAATAAATGGCGTATTTGATATTTTCAAACTTGGATTTATGATTTATGACTTTGAAATAAAAAAGTTGAAGCAATTTAATAATCATATTGAGTTGCTTGAGTATGCAGAATTTTGCATTTCAAAATACAAGTCAAGAAGTATATATGAATCAAGAAATATGACAAGGTTTTTAGATTCATACGATGTGCAAAAAATGAAGTCAAAAATTAACACCGTTGCAGAAGATTACGCTATACTTAATGCTGTAAAAGGTGAAGATGATATGTATATAGTCTTTGTTGATGGCAGGGTTAAAATCGGAAGGTCTAAGGATTATAAAAAACGATTTGATTCAATGAGTACAGCTTTCCCGTCAGATTACTTTGGATATGTATTTTTAGACTTAGGAAATCTTGAAAAGCGTATGCACAAGATATTTGAAGAATACAATACTAAGGGTGAGTGGTTTCAAGATAATGATAGAATAAGAAGATTTTGCCAATTTCCGTATAATGGAGTTAGAAAAATAATATACAACCCTAAAAATCTAAAAATAGCAAAATATTCAAGAGGTATATATCTTCCAAATAAATTAACAACAAAATAGCCCTTAATCAAAAAAAAGTTTGCGTTTCTAAAAATTTGTTATTTTTGCTTGCAAATAATTAGAAATGGCAAACAACCTATCTGCAAGTTTTTACCCGTATTGGCTGACCTATCAAATCAACGGCAGAGATAATAATTTCACAAGCATTGGCGATTTGCAAGCAAACAAGATTTTGTGCGCTTTTCCTTCTACCTGCACATTGGAAGATGGTACGGTGGTAAACAGTTATAAGGTATGGGTAGCAAATAAAACCCGTCCGCAGCAATACGATGTGTACGACTTTATTCCTCAAGACACGTTTTCGGCTTTCTTCACAGCATTGAACGCACTTGTACCTGCTGACTTGTTCGAGCTATATGACGAGTGGGTAGCGTTTAACTTGCGCGACAAAATACCTCCAACAGCATTGATTTTGGGTGCAGCACACGTACAAACAAAAGTGCTTGACCCTGCAAATACAACCACAAAGATTTATGTTGATTTGGGTAATGCCGTAGATAAGCAAATATTCACCGTAACGGGTACTGCAAGCGTATCGCAGCAAGAATACGAAGCGATTTACCAATAAGAATTTCCCATAGTTTCAGAGAGGCGCGGTTGTGTAGAAATATGCAGCCGCGTTTTTTTATCTAGCGTAATCTTCGGGAAACAACTTTAACCCTTTTTCAATATCCTTTTCAAGCGAACCTATATGGTCGCACAAAGCCGTATCACCTTCGGCAAGTTCGCGCTTTAGTTTCTCTAACCTATCTTCAACCTTTTCAAGTTTGATAGCAATATCAGCAACGTCCTTACCTTCTTTAGCGGAAGATGCACCAATTGCAAGTTGGTCGTTAAGTGAGTAGAACGCCTCTAAGGTTTGAACAAATGAGTAGTATTTGATATTGTTCTCGTATCGAAGGAAAAGGCAAGCCGCACGGGAAACATCAGCATCTTGGTTTTTGATAATCTTCTGCACATCGTCTGTATAGTAACCATGCTTGGTTTTTTTCACACCGATGTAATCGAGTATTTCGCGTTTGCGGTCAATAAGCGATTCGGTGTTCATCACAAACGGAGAGAACTTATGATAGCAGAACACAATGTACTTTACTATCTGTTCGGTATTCATAGCATCTGTTTGGTATAAAAACTGCTCAAATACTTTTTTGAGTGATTCAATATCCTTGTACGGCTTGGTATCAATAGTATATTTCATTTTAGAAAAATCTAATGCCATGTTAATGAAGTTAATTATCTTTGCGCAAAATTAACTAATTAACCGTAATGAGAACTACAAAAGGAAGTGTATTATTACTGCTGCCCGAAACATTGGACGAAAGGGGCTATTACGAAGCAGGGGGTGTTAAGATTTACTTGCCCGTTATCCACGATGATATGTACACCAACGCAAGATTTGCAGAGGTGGCAGAGGGCGAACACAAAGGCAAGATAGCCTATTTTCATCAGATGTGTTTTAGGAACGCGCAGTCAGAGCAAAACGGCAAGGCGCTGTTTACACATGAGGGTATGCGATACATGAAGATATTGGAGGAGGATGTGTATTTCTACATGGATAAAGACCACAACATAACGATGAACCCTACATGGGTGCTATGTGTTATGGACGAGGATAAGGAAACAGAGTTTGTTGAGGGTTACGGCAACATAAGCGGCAAAAAAACCGAAAGCGGATTGATTGTAGCAGAACTTAAAAAAGACCACAAAAAGCATAAACGGGCGGTTATACACTATGCTCCTAATGGCTTTGATGTACCCGTTGGCAGTACGGTGGTATTAGATACTGCTTGCGAAAGGTACGTTGAAGCGTCATTGGAAAGAACGCTGAAAGAAAAATACGTGTATGTGAATGTTGACCATATTATCGGATTATGCGCGAACTAAAACTAACGATATTAGGAACGCCAAAGCCGAAACAATCAGCACGATTCTACGCTAAAGGCAACAAGGTATTTTCCTTTCAGAAGAAAGAAGTGGTAGAAAATGAACGCAACATAGCATACGATGTTAAAAGTCAGTTGCCGATGTGTTTCAAGCCGTTTGACGAACCGATAGGGGTTGAAGTTTTATTTGTGTTTCCGATAAAAGAAACATTTACTAAGAAGCAGAAGCAAGCGATTAAAGAAGGGGCGATATTCTATAAAGACACGAAGCCTGACTTACATGATAACTTGATGAAAGGCGTTTTTGATGCTTTGGAAGGGATTGTGTTTGTCAATGATTCGCGTATATGTGAGGTTGCAAGCAAGAAAATCTACGGCAATAAACCACGAATTGAACTAAGAGTATATCAGCTAAATGCTACTACCTAAATACGCGCACTTAGAAGAACCCGAAAGGTTTATTGTTTTACTTGATGGTATTCAAGACATCAATCCGTATTATATTGACTTGCCCGAACCTCCGAAAATGGAGGACATCACCAATTTTAAGCTGCCGAAAGAACAACAGTTTTTTAAGCGATTATACATACCGCCAAACGTAAGAAAGCTGAATTTGGTAACAAGGGATGAAGCGAGGGCGATATGCCAAAAGAACCCCGAAATAGCGCAGTTTGTACGGATGTGTTGGCGTAAACGGGCGGAGGGTGAATGGCAGTTTATCAACGGAAAGCCTTACTACATACCGGGCAATTTTTGGTGGTATTTGAATTTCTACTACCTACCGCATGGGCAGTTACCCGATTTTAGGGTGTATAATTTAAAATACTTTTGGTTTAGGAACTTTGTGGTGTGCAACAATCCTTCTGTATGGGGCAGTCTGATGTTCACCACAAGGCAGGTAGGAAAATCATCTATGGCAGGTGGTGAGGAATTGGAATATGTTACTCGAACCGCAAGTTGCCATTGTGGGATTTTATCAAAAGACGAAATATCGGCTAGGGAGTTTTTTAGAAAATATATTACCCTTCCTAGAAGAAAGTTAGTATGGTTTTTTCAGCCGATATTTGATGGTAACACCGCACCAAAGGAAGAAATCAACTTTACTTATCCTAGTAAAAAAGGTGCTGATGCTGATTTTAATTATGATGAAGAACCTCTTGAAAGTAAGATTGACATAAAAGCATTAACATCAGCTTCTTATGATAGTGAAACATTGCACAGGGTTACGGTTGATGAACCGGGTAAATATACTAATGTATCTGTTGTTAAATTGTGGGATAGATTAAAATATGCCTTGCGAACAAGTAATGGCAAAGCACACCTAATTACAACCATTGAGGAGTTAGAGAGAAATGGCGGTATGGAGTACAAGTTGATATGGGATAACAGCAACACTAAAAATCTAAATGAGTTAGGCGAAACAGTAAGCGGATTAGTGCCGTACTTTATACCTGCTTATGAAGCGCTGATAACCGATGCTTATGGAGATAGTATTGTAAACACCCCAACAGAACAACAGCAAAAGTATCTGTATGGTTTCTACAAGAAAAAAGGCTATACAGACGACATTGCAAAAAGACTATCACATATTGGCGGCAAGGAAAAGATTGAACTTGAAAAGCAAGAGATAAAAGATAGTTGGCAAAGGATAGCATACACCCGTAAGCACCCCGTAACCATACGCGAAGGGTTTATATCTTCATTTAAAAGCTGTCATTTCAATTTGTCAAAGATTGAAGCGCAGTTGGAAAAGTTTGTGTTCGGAAGTCCGTACATACTAAGGCGCGGCAATTTCGAGTGGTTGGATAACAAACCTGATACCACAGTCATATTCAGAGAGGACGATAACGGAAGGTGGTTGGTAGGCTATTTGCAGTCGCAAGACAAGTCAAACAAGTGGCGGTGGAAAGGACAGCAAAGACACCCCGAACACAATGGCAACTATACAGGAGTTGACCCTTACCGATTTGCCAAGACCATAGACGCGAAAGGCTCAATGGGTGCGATATACACATGGACAGAGTACAACGAAGAAGTTGACAAAGGCAAAGAACACGAAGATTGGCTGACGGACGATTTTACCATAGAGTACATTAACCGACCACTAAGCCAAGAAGAATTTTTTGAGGACATTATACTGCAATGTGTGTACACCAATAGCAAGGCGTACATAGAGAAAAACGCTACCGAAGCATATCTGAAATACTTTTTGGAAAGGGGTTATGAAGGATTTTTAAAATACGAACTGCAAGCAAAGAGAGATAGCAAGCGTGTGTATGTGGAAGAAAAATCAACGCCCGGTGTTTACAACGCAGGAAACGAAGCGCTCAAAGGTAAGATGTTCAACGAAATGGATTGGTATGTGAACTATTGTGTTGACCATTGCAAGTTTACAAGATTGCTTAATCAGTTGAAAGAGGTGGAGTACGAAGATTTGCAGCCGTATGATGCCTTTGTTGGTGCTGCATTGGCAAGGATAAATGCCAATATGATTACGAAAAAGCCTATTGTTCAAGTTCGACCCGTACAAAAAGACAAGCAGCCCGATTTTCCAACGTACAAGCCGCAGATATATTAACTTTTATTGTCAATACAGATTGAATAACAAATATACTTTTGTAGCCCAATGAAGATATTAACAATAGCCGTTGGCGAAAGCTACCTCAACATGGCTTGCACATTAGCTGCAAGCGTTTACGGCAAGCACGATATAATGTTGGTTACAGACCAAGATGTACAAGGCAGAAAAGCAGAGTTGTTTACGGAGATAGTAAGCCCGATATATGTTGGCGAAACCGATTTGGAAACGGCAATGATTAACAAATTGCACATTGACGAGTATGGAAATGGTAAACCGATATTGTTTTTAGATGCAGATACGATTGTAACCAAACCTATTGACCATACCAAGCTGTACCCGTTTGAAGCAATTGTGCTGCATAAAAGCATAAAATACCCCGATTGGTGCAACCATGACGAGGTAAAGAAGTTGTACGGATTTAATGAATATGTGCGCCAAAATACAAGTTGGATATATTGCGATGGCAGTAAAATGTCGGATGTTATATTTGAGAAGGCAAGAGAAATTTACATTGACATAAAGAATGAAAAGTTTAAGGTAAATTATTTTAGAGGGGAAATACCCGATGAAGTGTGCATTGATATAGCCATGTCTATTCTTCAATTTAGAAGTAATGATGATTGGGATATATTAAAAATAACAAATCAGAGTTCAAAAAACACAATAACTCATTATCTTCCTAAATCTGCATACAGAACAAAGCCATACATACCAATCTATCTGCCATTTATAAACTTTGAAGGGCTGCACCACACCATTGATAATTACTATGGAATATCTATTGCAGGGAGTAAAGTAGAAAGCCAACGGGTAGTGAGATACTACAACGAATGGTCTGAATACTTTGCTAAGAAGTTAGGGATGAATGACAAAACATTCTACCGACCTAAAAACGCGCTTGCCACACCTAAGAAGCGAAAAGGCAACCATAACATAGCGGTGTTTTACCATGTCGCGCTAATGGGTAATTGGGAGCGCGTGGTTGAAGAACAGTTGGCAATCATTCACATGAGCGGCTTGTATGACAACGCGGATAAAATAACAATCGGGTGTGTTGGCAACAAAGCCGAAAAGATGCGCTTGAATAAGATGTTGAATAAGTACCACAAGATTAACATTGGCGCGTATTCAGAAAACATTGAGCGTTACGAATTTATCACATTGGAATTGCTTGAAAACCACGCCAAGCATTTCAGAGAAGATGCGATATGCTACATACACACTAAAGGTGTAACACTAAGCAGCGCAAGCCATTGGAGGGCATACATGAACCACTTTAATTTAACATTGTGGCAAAAGTGTTTAGAGGCAATTGCGGACGGGTATGATAGCTGTGGAGTGAAGTACATTGATGAAAGCAGCGGCTTTCCGCGTCATTATAGCGGTAACTTTTGGTGGGCGTATGCTGAACATATAAACCGATTGCCGTCTGTTAAAACGCTTAATCAGAAAAGCCGACATGAAGCGGAGATGTGGCTATGCAAAGAAGTTCACAACATGAACATAATGAGCAACATATTTATTGACTATGAAAAAACACCGTATTTTGTTTAATGGCTTATGGCTTTGTGTAGTAGTTCTTAGTATAAACTTAAAATTAACCACGACACTTGATGGGGTTATTATGCAACACCATTGTTATGTGCCGTTAAAATTTAAAAAATGATACAGATAGAAAACGGGTATGCTTGGAAGTATGAACCTTTTGAAGGTTGGATTAAATGTGGTAAAATAGTAAAAGGTTTTGATGGGTATTATATTCAATGGTTTACTTAATGCCACATAACACGACACTTCGCAAATACAAATTAAAACCAACTACATATAAATGATATTAGTTCACACATTAGCTTTTAACCTATTTACGGAAGTAGAAAAAGCCACGCAAGACTTGTACGAGCAATGTGGCGGTCAGTTTGATAAGCACATTATCGCTGATGTTGGCTTCCCTATATTTTTTGACGGATTGCCTAAAAGCGTATCAGAAGCGCAAGAAACAAACAGCGTATTACTACAAGGGCTTGCTAAAAAGTTCGGTTCGGAGTACGTTAAGATTGACAATATTGGCGTTAGTCAGAATTGGAATCAAGTGATAATGCACAGCCAAATTGAAAGTGGTTGTGTTATTTGTGCCGACCCCGATGAACGCACAAAAACAAAAGGATGGGTTAAAGCTATTGCAGATGTGTTTGAAGCGCAGCCTAAAATGGCATGGGTGTCATTGAATACGGACGCGCACGAGAAGTTAGCACAGAACGGTGGTTTGCTGCACCACAAGGTTAAATACGGACATGATGTGTATTCGGTTAATGGTTGCAGCAATTGGGCACAAGGCGGCTTTAACATGGACTTTTTGAATGAGATAGGCGGTGTACCCGTACCGAATGGAGGTAACAGCATATACGGATGGTTGGAACACGCTTCGTATCAGAGAATGGCAGGGCGTTGGGGATGGTGCATACTCAAAGACTTCTACGTGGAACACACCGAAAATAGCACTTTGTACCGCGAATGGAAAAACTATGTGGTGTTTGAAAAGCCAAAAGAGCAAGTAAGTTTTGCTGATTATTTGATTAAAGTAAAAGGGGTTAAGCCATGAAAAAATGCTATATAACAGGTCTTATGGGCTTCGTAGGGTCAAACATTGCCAAGCGAATGATTGACGAAGGTTGGTGTGTGTACGGCTGCGATAATTTGTCATTCGGCACTATTGAGAATTTAAAGTCATTGGACTTGCTTGTTAGTGTTGATTGGAAGATAGCCAACTTTAACACACAGTTGGAAGAAATGATGTCTTGCGATGTAATTATTCATTGCGCCACAAGCAATATTATCTACGCTCAAACTCACCGAAAAGAAACGATTGACAATAACTATCATTCAACCGTTGATGTGTTTGGTAAGTTGATAAAAGCAGGTAAGCGCGTTATTTATATCAGCACAACAAGCGTTTACGGCAATGCTGATATTCTACCCACACCCGAAACAGCGCCAATCAAACTGACAAACATCTATGCAGAAACAAAGTGGTTGGCAGAACATATTTTTATGAACGAAAAAAACACTTGTATATTGCGCTTGTCAAATGTGTACGGTATCAATCAGCGCCACACAAACCCGTATTGCGGAGTGATTGGGAAGATGGTACACAAAGCAGTAGTTGGTGAAGATGTTGAAATAATTGGAAGTGGCAGACAAACACGCGATTTCACCTATGTAGAAGATGTGTGTGATGCCGTAGTATTAGCAATAGAGAAGAAAGCAATTGGAATATACAATGTATCAGCGATGCAAGAATTAAGCGTTGTGCATATAGTGGCTTTATTACAAACTCTTTTAGAAAAATTTGTATCGCAAGAACATATTGCAAAACGCAGCATTGACAACATTGACAGGCGCTCGATTGACAGCATTAAAATTCAGACCGAATTAGGATGGAAGTCAAAGCATACATTTGAACAAGGGCTGCAAAAAACGATTGATTGGTATTTAACTGAAATGAGATAACGTTTTCGGGCTTGGCGCAGTTGTGTGTCGGCTTGTGCGTTGGGAAAATTGCGCCAAACCCGTGTTATACGCTGGGGCGGTTATTTAGTAGGAACTTAATTAGTAGCACAAACAAAAAAAACAAAAAATGAGCGAAGGGAAAATAGAATTATTTAATTGCGACAATATGGAACTTATGGCTAAATACCCTGACAAACATTTTGATTTAGCAATAGTTGACCCACCATACGGAATTGATATGGATGGCGGTAAAATAGGTATTGACGGAGCAGGAAAGGCAAAGCAATACACTAAATACGATTGGGATAAAAAAGCACCTGACAAGGCTTATTTTGACGAACTAATGAGAGTATCTAAAAATCAAATCATTTGGGGGGCAAACCACTTTATTGAACGGATAAATAAAAATAGTAGTTGTTGGCTTGTTTGGGATAAAAACAAAGTAGGCGGATATTTTGCTGATGCTGAACTTGCTTGGACTTCTTTTGATACTGCTGTAAGGACTTTTAAATGGACTTGGCACGGATTTATACAGCAAAATATGGGCAACAAGCAAGAACGCATACACCCGACAGAAAAGCCAATACAACTATACCAATGGATATTACAAAACTATGCAAAGGAAGGCGATTTGATTTTAGATACTCACTTGGGAAGTGCTTCGATTGCGATTGCTTGCCATAGGGAGAAGTTTAGCCTTGTTGGGTGTGAATTAGTAGAGGAATATTATTTGGCAGGATTAAAACGATTAGAGAATGAACAAATGCAAACTACATTATTTTAGAAGCGTGGGGAAATTTTTTGTTTTTTTTTGAACACGAAATTGTCAAACGGAGACGGAATGTAGCCCTTGCGTATAACATGATACTTTGCGAATGTATATTGATAATCAACAACATAAACCATGATTGAAACACAATTAGACAGACCATACGGAATTAACACGCAAAAGCACAAAGAAGAATGGGCGAAAAAGAACGTAACGGTGCTAATATGCCAACGTAAAACAAAAGACCTTATTCAATTGTGCCTTGAAAGTCTGTTTCGATTTTACCCCGACATTCCCGTATTGGTTGTGGACGGTGATAGCCAAGACGATAGTTCGGAGTATTTGGCGTTTATGCAGACCAAGCACAGCAACTTGTGTGTGTGGACAAAACCTAACCCAAGTGGCGGCAAAACAAGTCATGGTATAACCATGCACAAAGCCATAACCGAACACATTACGACAAAGTGGGTGTTGGCAATGGATAGCGATGTTATCATTGAGCGCGGTGGGTTTTTAGAACAAGCCATATCACAATTAACAGACGATATGTTCGGCTATGGAACGCTGATGCTGACTTCAAGAAAAAACTATGCAAATGGCGCACCATTGGATGAAACCGATGTATTGCCATACGCGCACCCTTCATTCTCGTTTTACAACCGCGACATATACTTGCAGTTGCAGAACGTACAAGTTAAGTTGGTAAACGGACATTACCACCCTGCGATATTCTGCAATGACGGTTCGCCTTGTGTGTTGTCTATGATGGCAGCGCAAGATTTAGGTTATAAGGTTGACGGGTTTAATGTAGCCGATTACGTTACGCACCTATCGGGTTCAAGTTGGACAGAGCCGCGTACAATATGGCGACATGATTTTGACGTATGCACACGCCCGTTTATTACTTTTATCGTACCCGAAGGATTTGACGTAAATCAGTTACGCCACCAAACCGACCAAGATTTCGAGATTGTATTCGAGCATGAGCCGTATGAGTTCAATGTGGTTATTCATGGTCAACTACCCGTTAAGGCTACAAATAGAGTGTACAAGCATAGGCTAAGTGTAAGAGGGGAGTATGTAGATAGACTGCATAAGCATACCACTTTAACAAAAGACTATGTTGCATGTTGTAAAAAGGCTACAAACTTATATTTGATAAATATAAGACCTCGACAATATTGGCAAGAACACATTTCACTTTTAGCAGATTAACATTCTTTTGCAAAAAGTATTACATTTGCGCAAAATAGCATGAATGTTTATTTTCGGAGTACCCAATCTCGTACTATTTCCCGATGATTTTATCAATCCTGACGAGAAGGATGAAAAGTGGCATAGACAATATGTGCAAGCGGGGTACTACGCTATGTACAACAACGCCTATTACAACGGCAAGTACAATCAATGGATATTGAATGAACTGTACGCGCAAGGCAAACAGCCTATCGAAAGGTATATAAAAGCACTATGCCAAAACGCGGAGGAAAACTACATGGACATAAATTGGCGGCAAGTATCTATTCTGCCAAAGGTTCGTGATATAGTCATAGGGTACCTAAGCAAAGTTGATTTCAGCGTACAATGCGCTGCCATAAACCCCGATGCTGTTGCTAAAAAGGAGCAACTTAAATGGGATATGTGGGCAGAAAAAGAAATGCTGTCAGAAGCTAAGAAGTTTATGGATATGATGGGCGTTACCAATATGCCATTGGAAGCGCAACAAGACCTATCATGGGTTCCCGATGAATTGCCAGAATACGAACTATTAGCCAATCTTTATTTAAAGCTGAAAGAAGAAATACAAGCCGAAGTAGGAACGGAAGCGGTATTATCCGAAAACGAGTGGGATGTGGTAAGACGTATAATGTTGGAGAATTTCTTTGACAACGGTATGGCTTGTATTGAAAAGCGAATCAACAATTACAGCCAAGCAATAGAAGTTAAGTCATATAACATGACTAATGTCATATTGCCGAATTATACGGGCAAGACGGGCGAAAAGGTATGGATAGCAGGGGTATGTGAACCTATGAGTGTGTATGATGTGTACAGAGAAGCAGGCGACCAATTTACACCAGACCAATACAAAGAGATAGCCAAGCGTTACGACCAAACATTAGGCAATCCGCAGTTTCAGCAATACAACTCACTATACGGCAATAACTATTCTTCATGGAAAGGATATAACGTGTATCGTGTTAGGATGTATTGGTTTAGCACCGATGTTGTACGATACAAAAAAGTAACCAAAAACGGTGCGGAAACGTATTACAAAAGCGGGTACGAAAAGGCTAAAGGCAGAGAAGAAAAGATAACAAAGGACGGACGCAAGATAATTGTAGAATCGGGCGATATGTACAAACAGACCGTACACGAATGTTCGTGGATAATCGGTACTGACTATGTGTATAACTACGGCAAAGTAAATTCATTCAGCCGCGACCAATTAAACAAGCGCGAATGTATGTTGCCATTGTCTATCTACAAGGTATCGGAGCAAGGTCGTACAGAACGCGCTATTCCTTTTATTGATGCAATTAGCATTTCATGGTACAAGCTACAAGACAGAAAAGCAAGGGCTATTCCTAGTGGCATTACGGTTGATTTGTCCGCTATCGAAAAATTGGTTGTGGATAACAAGGAAATGACCGTTAAACAGATATTGAATTTGGCGGTACAGACTGGCTTGTTTTTATATCGTAGCGAAGATAGCATGATACCCGAAGGCGGTGGCAAGCCAATCGAATCGAGAGAAAGCGGATGGGGTATTGAGGCTGAACAGTATATGAAAGATATACAGAACAACATTCAATTAGTAAATGCTGTTATTGGTGTTAATGAGTTTATGGATGCCACAACACCTATGGCAAGCACAGCCGCAACGGTAGCAAAACTAAGCACAGAAAGCGCATTAAACGGGTTTAGCGATATTATTGACGGAATGATATGGCTGCATGAAAAGACCGTTATTGATATAGCAGGTAAGTTGCAACGGGCTACGATGTACGGGCTGCAAAAACTGTACAACCAAAAGATAGGCAAGTGGATAGAGTTTGAGAATGACTTTAGTTTGACGCAATTGGGCATAAAGGTAGTAAGGCAGCCATTGCAGCAAGAGAAAGAGTTTTTGTTGAATTATCTGATTGATGTTACCAAAGAACCAAGTTCACCGCTTGACCCCGATGATTTCTTTTTCTTGAAGAACATTATCGAAACAAGCCAAAGTATCAAGTTTACGCAGCAATATGTAACGATGGTTGTGAATAAGCGCAGACGACAAAAGGCAGCCGATGCGGAGCGTATTGGTGTTGCACAAGCAGAAGCGCAAGCACAAGCGAAACAGCAAGAGTTAATGCTTGCCGATGAAATGGCTAATAAGTCAATGGAGCGCGAAATGGCATTATACACGCACAAGACCAACGAAGATATACGCAAGATGCAAGCAACGGGCGCGTCTAAGATTGAGCAAAGTGCGGTTAAGTCTGAATTGAAGAAAGACGAAAAGGCTACCGAAGCGCAGGTTAAAGCTATTTACGGTGGCTAGTCTATAAATTTTAGATTACTCGAAATTACTTCATGCAGCAAGCCGAAAGTATCTTCTACAACGGCTACAAGTATTTCTCCGTTTGAATTAGTTTTTCTAATCCATGTATGGAATAGATACGGCACACCGCTATCTATTGCTATACATTGGCGCAGGTTAGATTTCATTCCGCAAACATACTACACAATAACGCTTGCAAGATTTTTTTAAGATATTTTTGCACTTTGTAGAATATTAACTTTCTTTGCAACAAATATTAACAATGTCAGACCAATTAACTACAACAGAAACGCAAGCTGCGCCAACACCATCATTGGAACAACAAATGATGACAGAGGCTTTAAAGCAACACGGATTAATCCCCGAACAGCAACAAGCACCGCCTGCGCCAACAGTTGAACAACCAACAACGCCAACGGTAGAAACACCTGCGGCAGTAGAACAACCTGCGGCAGCGCCACAAGCCGAACCGCAAATTGACTACACAGCGTTCATTGAAAAAGAGTTTGGAACGAAAGACGTTCAGACTATCAAAGAAAGATTTACAGCGTTTGAGCAACTGCAAAACGAACTGAATCAAATAAAATCACAGCCGAAATACAAAACATCGGTTGCGGAAACATTGGACAGTTTGCTCGAAGGTGTATCGGCAGCAGAACAACCTAAAGTGTTGGGTAAGATTGCCGAGTTTATGGCTTTGGATGAAACACAGCTTCAACCAAAGGAACTTGTTTCATTTGACCTTAAACTGAAATACCCTTCGCTATCAGACACTCAAATCGAGGCGCTTATCAACAAGCGTTACGGATTAAGCGAACTTGCAACGGACGATGAAAGATTGGCAGGTGAGGCGCAATTAACAATTGACAGCCTCGAAGCCAAAAAGAATATTCTTGACCTAAAAACCAAGACGCTATCAACCAACCCTGCTAAAGCACAAGCTGATTTAGCAAGCATTGACAGGGAAAAGACGGTAGCAAAATACAATCAATTAACAAACGATAGTCTTAAAAACTTCAAGACCATCAGCCTTAAAACTGACAAAGTAGATGTCGCGGATTTCGTGGTAGATACTAAGGCGGTAGAGCAAATTAAGGCAGATGTCGCAGCAGCGATGATTAACGGAGGTTTTGAGCCAAATGAGCAAAATGTGCATGAGATAGCGGCAGCCTTGTATAAGGTGAATAACTTTCAGCACATTATAAATCATGTTGCCACACAACTGCAAAGTAATCAGATTAAGAAGGAAGTACAAGATTATCACAATGCCGACCCGAAAGGCGGTGCTGTAACACAGCAAAAACCATTGACAGCGCAAGAAATAGAAGTGAAGATTGCGCAACAGATGGGTATTCTTTAAACCAATTTTAAAACAAACAAAACAGTCAACAAATGGCAACTACATCATTTACCGCACCCGCGAGTGAGGTACTCTTATCAACCTTCAACTACTTGTTGAAACCTGACGTGCAAAATCTGTACGTTCAGAAGTATAAATACAACGGTTTGACCTTGTATTCATTATTGCAACTTTTGGGTATGAAGCAGCGTGTAACACAAATCACCAACTTCACCAATGAGCAGCCTCGTATTATCAAATCATTCAGCCCTCGTACTAACGTAACAGGCGGTTTGAGCATTTCAGTAACCCTTTCCGTAGCCGATGTTAATTCGGACAACACTTTCTACCCACAAGTTGGTATGCAGGTGATGACAACCGACAAGGTTCGCGGTAAGATTACAGCAATTGACGTGTCTATTCCTTCTGCACCCGTTCTTACAATCGAAGCAGATAACGTACCGTTCAACAACATTGCAGCAGGTACACCAATTATCAACTTCTCTCGTAGAAGCGGTGAAGGTACAGGTCAGCCACAAAGCACCTTTACTCAACCTGAGTTGTACCAATACTACAACAAAATCATCAAAGGCACTGCAACCGCAACAGGTACAGCTTTGAGCGTAGATGCGTGGACAACTCAATACGGTGGACAGCCTATTCCGGGTGGAGTATTCGCTATCATGCCACAGATTGAAGAAGAAATGCGTATTCAGCGTATGATTGGTGGTGGTTTGATGTTCGACCAAGTTGTAACCAACGCAAACGCATTGACAGAGCCTGGCGAGCAAAACGTATTCGGTATGGTTCCTGCGGTATTGGCAAACGGTAACAGCACAACTACAACTCCGGGTTCTTTCGGTATTCCCGATATGGACTACATCGTTCGTGTGTTCGATGCAGAAGTAGGATGCTTGAACAACCTAATCGTAGCAGGTGGTAGCTTGTACCAAGATATTGAGAACGGTGTGGTAAACACATTTACTCAAAACCCTATTGTGTTCTCTAAGACACTTACAGGCGTATCTAACCCTGTTGTAAACGAGCAAGCGGTTCGTACTGATAGCATCTTCGCAAACTACAACGTGCGCGGATTTTCTAAAGGTAACTACTTCTTCCACTTGGCTAAGATACAGGAATTGAACGACCCTGAAACCTACGGTGCAGCAGGCTTTACTACTCCTAACTTGGGTGTTATCATGCCACTTGACCCACTTGCAGGAACAGGACAAAGCGGTATCAAAGGGTATGTGGAATTGACATACTTGGATGTTATCGGACAAGGTGGAGCAGGAACAGAAATGAAGATTTGGAAGACAGGTGCAAACGCTCCCGTACCTACCGACCAAATTGACAACTTGAACGTAAACTATCTGACAAGAACAGGTATTCGTTTCAAGGCGCTCAATAAGTTTTTCGTTCTGAACGGATAATATTTAACTTTTAGCAGAGGGGTTGAAATACACCCCTTTGCTTTTTTAATCATTAACAAAACAATTAACCATGCTAAAAATTAACGGTAAGTTATTAAGCACCCAAGAGGTGTACGACAGATTAAAGGTAACATTAGGATTGCCTAAAAGCGCAGACAATTCAGAAGTACAAATCAAAGAGCCAATAGTATTTTGGCAAAGCGCAGGGTACAAACAATTAGTACCAATGGTATCACCGAGAGATAATTCGGTGTTTTACAAACCACGATACGCAAAAACATTCGGATTTCAGATACACGCCAACAACACTTTTATTGATGAAGGTAACGTGCCTATTTCTGAAAATGTTGTATTGTACACAACCGAAACGGTAAAAGACGACACCACTATCTATCTGTATAATGGCAGCGACAGATTGCAGTTTGAGGACGGAAATTACACCGTATATCCCGGTCAAGAAGATGTGTTATTGTTCTTACGTATGAGTGAGCGCAATCAGACCAACCACAAGTGGATGATGAATAACGATGGTGAGCCATTGTACAAACCACAGAACGGAGGATTTTTGATTTACGAATTGAAGCCTAAGTTGGAAGCTGAAACAGACTACTACGAATCAGCAAGGGCGGTACAGGCACAAGCGTTGTGCTATGACAAGACTAAGTTGTCAGACGAACACGCATTGGATATGGCAACATCTTATGGTATGCAGAACGCAGCTAAGTCGCCAATCAAGAAAATCAGAGTATGGTTGTCTAACAAGGCAAAAGAAAACCCTGACAAGTTCTTGAAAGACTTGACTTCGCAATCATACCGATTGTCAGCGCAGATTAAAACCGCTTTTGATTTGGGTATTTTGACATTTAGCGAACAAAGGGTGAAGTGGGGTAAGGAAACACCTTACTATAACAAAGGCAAAGCACAGCCTATCATGCAATTACCTAAAGGAGTAGATGGCAACAAACACGAAGTTGTAGCCGCGAAACTTGTTGAGAAGGCAGATACGGCAACCATATCATCTATCCAAGACTTAATTCAAAAAGCCACAGCAGGGATTGTTGAGCAAAAAGAAGATAGCGTGTTAGAAAAAGCCGCAATCGAATTAGGTATAACGGTAGAACAATTGCTTGCTTTAAAAAGCAACAAAGAAGCTAAGGCGTAACAAACCTAACCGATAAAAGAAAGCCCTTGCAGAAATGTGAGGGCTTTTTTATTTGTTTCTTTTTGAATGTGAAAAAATGTTATTTTTGCGCCATAAGTATTTTCAATGGCAACAGCAGCGCAAATCCAATCAGTTATAGTAGTTAGCAAGCAGTTTGATTTGACTACGGGCAATCTGACTTTAACCGATATATCTAACTACGCAGGTGCTTTGACGCTTGCAAGTCCTTACAGAATATACGGCTTGTTTCAAGTGATTGACCCAAACGGAACGGTGGTTTACATCAATAGCGGATATGTGTTGGACGATTTCAGTTCACCCGATGTTGATATAAACGCAAGTGATTTTACAAAGGTAATTACTATACCAACAGCAACGGGCGGTGGTTATCTGTTCGGCACGTACACCGTGAATTACAAGGTACAAGTCATTGAGGATTTTGGCACAACTAACTTGCCTACAAACATCGTAACAAAGTTAGATAGCGGCAATTTGTGTCAGCCGTTCCCAAGCGAATGTACTTCTACGTTTGAGTTTAATTGCAACACGGCAATCATTAAAAACACGGACACCACAGCATACGGGGCGTATTCGAGTTTGACAAGAGTACATAGTTTGATACCGCCTCCGTTAAGCAATCAGCCAACACAAACGGGCAACCAAACCGTACTTGTGTATAATAGTGGTATACCATATACGGGAACATGGAGTTGGCTAATTGAAAGCACGCTTACTTATGCCGTTGGTAACAACACCACAATCATTGTAGAGGTTACGGGCGAAGGCGAACAAGTCGTGGTATGCGATACCAACTTCTGCAAATTGCTTTGCGTGTTGCTGAAATATCGCGGACAATTCCTAAAGAAATTGGCTGCAAGGGCGGTAACACAACAAGAATGGAACGATTACAATTTTGTTTGGGATGAATACGCAGCAGCCTATCAAGCGCAGTTATGCGGTAAATCATCAAGCCAAATACAGCAATACATTGACAAGATATACGAGGTCATAGGTATTGACGATGCCTGCGATTGCGGATGTGATGGCGAAACACCTACACCGATACTTGCGACCACAATTATAAACGGTGCGGACGGTGCGGACGGTACAGACGGTATCAGCCCACTTTTGCAGGTTAGCGGTGGATATATACAAGTAAGTTACGACAACGGTGTTACATGGACAAACCTATTGGATATAAACGCTATTGTTGGGCAAAACGGTACAACGGTATTATTCAATGAGCCTGCCGTAGCACAAACAACCGTTATCCAAAACGCTACAACGGCATCAGAAGATTTGTTCACGGAATCATTGCCTGCCAATACGTTTCAATCCGATGGGGATATTGTTGAAGTAGAATATCAGATAAGTATTTCCGCAGGAACAGCAATAGCGACAATATCTTTTGGCGGTGTAGTAACATTGCCTCCATTTGAAAAAAATCCACCATTCCCTAATAACAGACTTGAATTAGATGTTCGCTCCACTCAATTTGTAAGCGGCAAACTAACGTACAGCAAGTACAATTCAAACAGCGTATTGGTGCAGCACAAATTCACAAGTGGTATTTACGCAACCTTTTCTTCTGTAAGCACATTCACAATAGGCGATGTTGTATTTTCAAATGTTGAAAACATGACCGTAACGGGGCTGAACTTCGCGTCAACAATACCGATTGTATTGAACTGTACGGCCTCTAACATAGGCGCGGTTAGTGTACCATACTTTATAGTAACAAGTAAAAAAATAGGTAACTTGACAATACCTCAAAGCAATAACGTGCTATACGGAACTCCATTTACAACAACGCCAACAAATGTTTACACAGGCATAATTGGCTCTACTGGCAAAACATTATTGAGAGTTTATCTTGACGGTATATTGCTGCAAACATCTGATTGGTCGTACAATAACGGAATTGACACCATAACATTTGCATTTACAACCGCAGCGGGTTCAACAGTAAACTTTGATTACATCTAAAAAATACAGAAATGCCAATTATACAAGAGCAAGATTATAGGTTTGAAGGCCAAGTTGAAACAACTGAATCATTAACAGTAAAATCGGGGTGTCAGCTATCCATTGAGGATGGGGCAACAAATGGGTATGTGCTTACCTCTGATGCAAACGGAGTGGCTACGTGGCAGGCAAGTGGTGCGGGAAGTGGTTTATTGCAGCAATCAACAGTAACTATAACATCCGCGCAGATTAAAAACATTAATACATCTCCCGTAGTTTTAGTTCCAGCACAAGGTGCAAACACCGTAATTGTTCCCGTAGCATTAAATTTTGTTATGACTTATGCCACAACTCCATATGCAACAGATACAATATTGAGGGCGTTTATCTCTTTACAGCAAGTTGGTACGGAAAATGGGGTGTTGTCAGCCACATCTAATTTTTTTTCCAATAGATATATAGCATCTGGATACAGTATATCTGGCTCTAATTTTGTATCAAATGCCAATATGGTTTTAACAACTGCCACATCGAATCCAACAGCAGGGGATAGCGATATTAAAGTTATTGTAACATATTACGTAATCAACTTATAAAAAACGATGTCAGTAGCACCTACAACAAGATATATTACGGTAGCAGCCGCAACGGGTACTGTAACTATAAACGCAACAGACTTATTTAGCCGCTATGTTGTAGAAACAAGTGGCAGCGTATCGCTTGCGGCTAACCTAACATTTTCGCTTAGTGGAACACCGTTTGAAGGGCAGACAATTTGCTTTGACTTGCCCGGCACGATAACCAACGGGGCGTTTACTTTTACAATACTAGGGCAGTCAATACCTGCATATTTATCATTAAAGAAAGTGCGTGTGTATTTCCGATGGAGTGCAGGCGCAGGGGCATGGTATTCGTTTGTTCAAACGGCAGCATTGCAATCAGATTCTATTGACGGTACTGAATTATTGGACAATAGCGTTGCGTTGGATAAATTAAGCGGTGCAGGTACAAATGAAATTGTAGCAACAGACGGTAGTGGAGTATTGCAATACATACCGATTGGAAGCCAAGAGATACCGATAAACAACGGAACAAATATTGTTGGCGCACAAGCAAGCGGAACATCAGAAATAACATGGAGTGCAGTATCAGACCAATTAACATTCACAATTGCAAACAATGTAATTACAAATGCTAAAGTTGCAGCAGCAGCAGCCATTGCTCGCACCAAACTTGCAAGCGGCACAGCAAACCATGTGTTGATAAACGATGGTAGCGGAGTAATGTCAAGCGAGGCAGCGTTGAATGTAAGCAGGGGTGGTACGGGATTGGATAACAGCGCAGCAACGGGGTTGCAGAAATACGCGGCAGGTACACCAAGTGTAGGCTTGCTTGTTGCGGCAGACGTAACAGCAGATACATTGACCCCAAGCACATTGACACAAGAAGCAAGAACCGAAGTGCTAAACTTTACGGTTAGCTTTGAGGCAGGTGAGCAATGCGATAACAAGATATTGATGCCATATGCAGGGTCGGTTGTTACTATTTACGCTACGGTTGTAAAAGCAATTGCAGCTACGGATAGCGCAACGATAACACCGAAAAATCAAGGCGGCACAACAATGACAAGCGGTGTTGTAACATTTAGCGCAAGTGCTGCATTAAACACAGCGCAGACCACAACACCAACAGCGAATAACACATTTGTGGCAGGTGATGTATTAAGTTTCACCACAGCAAAGACAACAGCAGGTGGCAGGGCATTAATTAGTGTAGTAGTAGAACGCAGCTAATGAACATAAACGAGGTATTTTTATTTGCGAATGCTTTTTTGGTATTGATATAAATGCTTTCTACAATAACCTTTTGATTCGTGTTTTAAATCGCAAATCTTACATTTTTTTATTCCATACGGGTTTACATCTGCACTCATAGATTGTATAAACTTATCGTTTTTCCTTGTTAATCTAAAAAATTGGCTTTTGTAAATAGTTTCATAAAACACTAAAGATTTTCTTCTTCCACCAAATCTTAAAATAGCAGTTGTAGAATTTTTTGTTTTTTTATATTCAATAGATGTTGAAAAGTTATATTGTTCTAATAATATTTTTTGACATTCTATAATTATTTCAGGAGTTCCAGCAATAGAGCAATTAGTTGTTTTTTTAGATGGATTGTGAGAAACGCTACCATCGCCATCAAACAGCCCACTTATAAAATCTTTGTTTAGATGTTTAGGTATTGTTTTGGGATAGGTTGCATTATATGATTTCATAGGCAAAACTCCATGATTTTTCAAATCAATACATAACTCTTTGCTATTTAAACTTAACGAATATTGCGGCATTCTGTTTAAGACTGATTTTTTAAAAACCAAAGAGCTATCATAAGAAAAACACTTTGATATAAATTTTAGCACGTCAATATCTATATGAGCTAAATTTATAATCAATCTTGTCATTAGCCTATCAACACAACCGTCAGCCATTATAAATCCAAGAATGTAAGCCTTTTCTTCGGAATCAATTTTTTCTAAGTATCTGTAATTAAAAAAATGCTTTCTGTTAGCTAATTCATTTCCTCTTGCCGTAATATTATTTTCTTTTAATCTTTTTAAAATACACCCTTTGTCACAATTAAAATGTTTAGCTATTTGCCTAGATGTAAATCCTTTTTTGTACATATTGCAAACTTCACTACTGTTAATTTGCTCTTCAGTATATCTTCGCATTGACTACAATTTGAAACAAATATAAAAAATTTAGAATAAAAAAATTAATTAATTTTGCGCAATGAACATTAATGATGTTTTTGAGTTCATAATGTATTTGGGAAACAAAAGTCAGAGTGGCAGTATTAGCCCCGATGAATTTAACGTATCATGCAAAGCGGTCAATTATGACTTGCTTAAAGAGCGTATTGGACTGCCCGAAGAATACCAAGTTGGCAATCCGCAGCCTAGAGTAACCTATCAGATTACGCAAAAGATAACAGACGATTTGCGTAAATTTATCGTCAAACAAAAACTGACAACAAATAATGATGGTTACTTTCCTATTCCTAATGATTATGCGGCATTTTCGTCAATGCGGTTTCTTTACACCGAAAGCAAAAGCGCAAAGTGCAAAAAGCCCGCAACCAACATTAAGGAAGTAACTACTTTTGAATATGTAACCGATGCGGAGTTAAGCGTTAGGTTAAACAACACAGTGCTGCGACCATCATACCGATACCCGATTATGGCGTTTTATTCGTATGGTATCAAGGCTTTTCCCGAAGATATTAGTGTTGGCGAATTGACTTATGTGCGATACCCTATTACACCCGTTTGGGGATATACCATGCAAGGCGACCAAGCCATTTACGACCCGAATACAAGTGTTGATATAGAGTTTCCAGATACCATGTTTGTAGATTTCTGCATACGGGTGTTGAAGTATTTGAGCATTAACATACGCGAAGAAATGCTATATCAGATGGTTGAACAAAGAAGAACACAAGGCAACTAATGACAAAGTACGAAATAGTTGATGGTATCTTATTGAATTTAGGGCAAAACTCCCAAGACAGAAAGTTTCAGCCACAGCAGATAGCGTGGACGTGCGATACTGTTTTTGGTGAATTGATGCTTGAATGGACAAAGGCAGGTTACAGCAAATCAGACTTTGCCATATCGTCTATTGTTGCCGTTAAGAAAGATGCCACACTTAATCTGAAATATATACCATTAGAAAACGCATTAGAAAGCGTACAATCCTCTAACAGTTTAATATCGGTTAGTAAGACACAAGACCGCTTTAATCCGTTTTTTATGGCTAAGGCAGGGGATGTTGGTATCTATTCCGATTTGGAAGCAGGCAATGTAAGTCAGCCTACATATTGGATAGAAAACAACAGAATGTACTTTTTGAATTTGGAGTGGTTTGTGAGCGAAGTATTGGTGGTAGCGATACCGTCTATTAATGGTATGAGCGATACAGACAGATTGCCATTATCAAACGAGCAAACGGCTGAATTGGTAAGGCGTGTTTCGCAGTTGTTGTTAGGTGGGCAGATAGCGGAAGATAAAACAAATGACGGCAGACAAAGCATAAGCTAATGAAGAACATAGGATACATAGCAAAATCGTGTTTAGCGGATATAGGCGCAGAGGATATGTCGCTGTACCGCAAGTTTGTCAAGTATGCTATTGACGAATACAGACAGCTACGTTTATCGGGATTGCTACCTATCAGCAACACAACTACCATACTTGAAATAAACGAAAACAACATTGCGTATCTGCCTGATGATTACATTGACTTTATTAAGGTCGGTGTGAATTGCAACGGAGTGTTTATGAACCTATCATATAACGAACGTATTTTAGGAAATATCAATTTAAACAGTGCAGGGTGCGATTGTCCTTCGCAGCAAGCACAACAAGAAATGCTATGTGGCTGCAATGGCAACTTAGACAATGCAGGTGGTTTTGGTTGGGGCTTGTGGTGGTACAGCTATCCTACATGGCTTGACGGTACGTTTTACGGAGGCTTTTACGGCTACGGTGGTAATGTATATCGTGGGGGCTTTAAAATTGATTTAAAGCAGCGTATTATAGCCTTTGACAGTTGGATAAGAAGCCAACAAGTTATCATGGAATATCAAAGTGATGGATTGGAAGGCGATAGCACATTAGTACCCGAAAGTGCAATCCCCGTATTGCAAGCCGCAGTACATTACCGCGCACAAAAACACAACCCGAACCTATCAACACGTTTGAGTTTGCAACCATACTACCAAGACTACACGCAAGCGTTAAAAGGCTTTAGAGCAAGAAGTGCAGCCATGACCGCATTTGATTGGAAACAAACATATTTGGCAACATTCAGCCAATCGCCAAAAAGATAGAATATAGTCATTCACATTTTTTAACTTTGCTGCCATGCACAAACAAACCGAAAATCGTCCTATTGGTGGCATAGACAGCGACAGCGAAAACAGACTATTAGCGCCCGAAGATTACAGATATGCGCTTAACATAAGCAACAGCGTAGGATATGAAAAGCAGTTTGGTGTTGTTACCAATATCAAAGGCAATGTGCTGATTGATAACTACACTTTGCCAAGCGGTATTAACAAGTGCATAGGAACATATTTTGACAGAGGCGAAAACACAACCATATACTTTGTCTATAACAGTCAAGGGCAGCATAAGATACTGCGCTACTATCCAAGTAAAACAAGCAATGCCTATCCGTACGGAACGATACAAGAGATAATCACATTCGATTTCGGCTGGAGCGATGAAGAACACATTACGGGTGTAGAGTTGGTAGATGCTAAGTTGCTGTATTGGACAGACAGCGTAAAGCCGCGTATGATAAACGTGGTTAAAGGCAACATTACCGAAAAGCAAAAATCATGGAAAGTATATCTTCCTAAGAACTATGTGCAGCCGTTTCAGTCATGGGGTTGGAACATATACGATATGGACGGCAACCAAGTGTTTGCAGGGGTGTTCTCATTTGTTGGTAACTTGACACGCGAACAAGCATTTGAGCAAATAGCCAACGACATCAATGCTTCACAAAACTATCTGACAGCCGAAAGTTGCGGATGCGATTTGAATGTTACCGAAACGGGAACTAATCAAGTCTATTTTGATTTTGCAGGTAACAGCAACTATAAAGTAGTTGCAGATAATTGGTACGGGCTGAATTTGATTGACAGATACTTTGATTTAATTAAGTGGATACCTGCATTTCAGCCGACCTACGAATGGCGTAAAGACAGCGAAAGGCAATCTAACTTTGTTAAAAACAACGTATGGCAATTTAGGTTGCAGTATATCTATGACAATAACGAAGAAAGTAAGTTGTCGCCTATCAGCAATATCGGGCTGAACAACATTAGCTGCAACGACCAAAACTACGAGTTGTTTAATTACATCAAAGTTGATTTTAACAATTCAGATGTTATTAACACAAATAATTGGGTAGTGTTAAAATCAGTACGGGTGCTGTATCGTATAGGAAACGAAGGATTGTGGCGCGATGTGGTAACTCTTGAACCATGCGATTTTTATACAACAGACGGTGTTAATGTATCAGCCGAATATGACTTTTACAACGACCAAATAACCGCAGCCGTATCGGATAGTTTGGTTAGTGTGCCGTTTGACAACGTTCCGCGCAAGGCTAATGCTTTAACATTTACACAAGGCAGATTGGTAACGGGTGGCGCATTGCAAGGGTATGACGCACCCGATTGTGTTGATGCTAACTTGACAGTTAATGTTGATGATTTAGAAAAAAAGAAATTGTATAAGGTAACGGGCGGTGTAAGAATTTATCAGCCAACCTTAATGAATAGTCCTGCCGTTACATTTGGAATGTCAAAAACAATAAACCCTTCGTCAAAAGCAAACGCTCCGATTTGGCAGATACAGAACGCCACGATAAACGAGGATGACCCCGAAGACCCACAAAGCAATATTCCTATGTTTGGTGGAGTAATTGTTGCAGGTGGTGATATTTACATAGAAAACAATCCAGGCACACAAACTTTAAGCCCAACACAAGTTGCTGTTATCATGCAGCAATACTTGCCAGAAGGAGGGTTTGTTGCTTACGCAGCAGGTACAGACACATTTGCGGTGTCGAAACAAATAAGCAGGGCGCAGTTGTCGCAGCTTGATAACGGCATTATTGACTTTTCATCTACGGCAGGCAGGGATAGGTATAGAGATTTTTTGCAAGATAAAATAGCCAATCCTTCTGACCAAGATTTAGACCTGCTTAGTTTTTTTGAGTTGGAGTTGCCCGCAGGAAGGCACGTCATAAGGCTTGCTTCGCATTGGTGCAGTTTTGGCGATGTATTGGGCAAAGGTGGCATATATGATTTAAGGTCAGGTAGAAGCTATCAGCAGACATCAACCAATGTTTACGGAGTAGATGATAGCCCCATTGGTGGTGCATGGAAAGGAGGTGTTGGCGAAATAGTTGTAGAAGTAACAAATTCAGATGTTTACATTGGAGAGTTTGTTGTGCAAGACATGGTGCTTTGGCGGCAATTGCCCAATAATAGCGGAGATGGGTATTTTAAAGTTGCAACGGGATACCTATACGATGCAAACGGAGCAGTTGGTGTAGAAGATTTGCAATCGGCAATATCTGTTGAAAGGTCGCTTGTTACATTTGATAGCGCACCAAATATTGAATACAATAGATGCGTTACAGACCATAACGGATACTTCTTTACAAGCGATTACGATACGCAATCCATTAGAATTTTAGCAGACCAAGTAAGCGCAACGCCAAACGCACCAACAGCACTTAGGCAGGGTGGAGATGTTATTTACAGAGATACGCAAACATCGGCTTTGTGGGCTTTAAAAAATGGAACACTTACTCCTTATTCTGCTTCTTCTGCAACGATATGGAATAACACCATATTTATTAGCGATGATTTCAATGACTTAATTATACCCGTAACCAACACATTGGCAAGGCTTACTTGTTCAAGTGTAATTACGGGTAGAGTAGTTGATGCAAACGGAGAACCCGTATTTGCTAACCTTGTTTACACCAACGGAAGATTAGCAACGCAAGATAACTTGGGCAATTTCAGATTAATTGCATGGGGTAGCAGATGGCAAAATGGGTATATCAACAGCAACAACCGAATTTTTGATAATCTGATATTTGGCGGTACTGATTTTTGTACAATTGTTTATGACAACGGTGCAATAGAAAACATACAGTTTACGGAGTTTGGTACTAACGCCACAACTACACCGCCTCCGTTTTCTCCCACAGCTAAGTTTGATGTTGGTACAGTTATCGCAACTGATAGCGGCAACATAATTACCAAGTCCGAAAAGCGTGGTAGCTTTAAAAGGTTTGGGTTGCGATACAGCGATGAAGCAGGACGCTATACAACCGTAATACCCGTTGCAGATATTTACATACCTTTCATAACAGAGCCGTTAGACGCAATCGGTCAGATTGGTGTATTTAAAGATGGAGCAGCAAATATCAGTTGGACATTACAATCGGCAGCGCCATCGTTTGCAAGCACATACCAATGGATGCGAACAAAGGATAGAATATATGGCAAGCAGTTGTCGTGGATATGTTCTGATGTTCAGTATCTTGCTTTAACGTCATACGATGTAGATGGCACAACAGAATTGCCTGAAATACTTACTTCGTTTGAAGCAGGTGGCTATACAAGCATAAAAGTATCTATTACCAATATTGTTGATTATTACAGACTGAATAATAGCAGCCTTGTTACATACGAATTTGATGCAGGTGATAGGTTAAGATTGGTTGCCGATAAGAACGGGGTTCGCTATGAGCAACTGATAGACTTTGAGATTGTCAATTATGAAACCACAACACAGACCGTAATACTTCGCAACAACGGAGTTAATGTAGAAATAGAAAGCGGCTGTATGATTGAGATATACAACAGCTTGCTAGGTGCGGAAACAGAAGAAGAAACATGGTATGAGATAGGTGAGTGCTACGATGTAGTAAACGGGCAGCATAGCGTTACAAGTGGAACATTTGAAGGTGGCGATAGTTATTTTAGATACCGCAAAGTGCCTGTATTTGAAGCAGGGTCAGCATCTAAATACTATGTTGATATATTTGAGTGTAAAACCATATCAGACTTTTACGAAAGTGAAGATGAAGATATAGGCAGAACGGGGTTAGTAACGGATAGCCTTAATCAGATATTCAGACCAACATTATTGCAGCACTCAAACTTGTATTTGCCTAATACACAAATCAATGGGTTGTCAAACTTTGAACCTGCAAACGAAAAAGAGTTAAGCCTATCTTATGGTGAGTTATTTAGACTTGTACCCGTAGAAAATACGTTAATATCTATTCATAGCAAGAAGATTGTGTCGAGTTATTTAAAGCGTCAGTTGTTAATAGACGCGGAACAAGCATCGTCTTTAGTTGCATCGGCAGAGGAGTTTTTTGGAACGGACAATCCGTATATGCAAGATTGGGGAACGCAACACGCAGAGAGTGTGTTCTTTTGGAATGGCTACATTTATGGCGCAGACCAACGTATGACATTGGTATGGAGAAGGGCTAATGACGGGCTAAATGCAATAAGCGATTACAAGGCAAAGTCATTGTTCAAATCTGAATTGGTTGGCAGAACAAGTATTATAGGTCAATTTGACGAGTACAAAAACGAAGCGGTATTTACTTTGATAGGCGGTACACCTGCAAAGACCATTGCTTTCTTTGAGCCTAAAAACAGATGGACTACATTTTACTCATTCACGCCCGAAGCATACGGACAATCGGGTAACAATATAGTTTCGTTTGTATCGGGCAGAATATGGCTGCATGACAGAAGCGCAACGTACAATAACTTTTACGGAGTGCAAGCGGTATCGGAATTGTGGTATATTGTCAATACTGAAAACATTGCGCCTAAAGTATGGCAAGCAATGTATTTAGAGATACTGAATACTGCTAATACGAACAATTGGACGATATACGAAATAAGCAATGATAACGGTCAGTTGTCAAGAATTGACAAGTCAAGTTTTGTCAAAAAAGAAGCATATTGGCACAGTTCATTTAAGCGCGACTTGAATACGGTAGCGGTATCTAATCCTATTATCAACGGGCGGGCAATGAGGTCAAACATGATTGTTGTTAAAATGCGCAACGATGGCAACGATTTAGAAACATTGAAAGGAATAGTAACAGCATATCAAGTTTCAGAAAGAATAACTTTTTAACTAAACTTTAAATATCTTTGCGTTATGCTACAAAACATTTTCGGATTAGCAACATCAGCATTAAAACTAGGTATTGATGCCAACAGAGCAGGGAAGCAACGCGCAAGGGCTTCTGAATTGATTGCAGAATCAAAGCAGATAAAGAAAACACCTTTGCGAAAGGAGTTTGAGCAAGCAAGGCGTGGTGCTGATATGATGGCTACACAAGGTTTGGCATCTACATTCACAGCACAAAAGATGTTGGATGCAGACGCAGCAAACAACTTAAAAGCGATACAACAAAGTTCCCCAAGCGGTGCGGTTGCAAGTGCGGCAATAGCCTCAACAATCGGTGCTAAAAACAAGGCAACGCAAGAGTTGGCAGCGCGTGATGCAGAGTTTAGAACACAAGGCGCAAGGCAAGCATTGAATACTTTGTGGCAAGTTGGTGAAAAGGAACGCGATTTGGAAATTGAACAACGCGAAAGACGCGAAGCATTGCAGCGTAGGGCTATGGCTTTAGAGGATAGCGCATTAAAGCGCACCGAAGCAGCAGAAGGGCAGTTTTTAAAATCAGCAACGGGAGCTTTAACTTCGCTAGGCGGTGGATTAGATGCTGGCATTAGCGCAGCAATAGATTTTTCTAATCAACAAAAACAAGCTAAAGAAGGATATATTCCAACAAAAGGAGATGCTTTTACTTCTGCATTGACCACTAGCTTATTTGGCAATAAATCATCTTCTGTACTGCCAAGTAGTAGCGATAAAGGCGAGGATTTTAAACCAATGCCGATTGACATAGTATCAAGCGATGAAGATACGCCATACACCCCAAAAGAAAGCCGAGAGGACTTTTTGAAAAGGGTATTTAAGGACGAGGAAGTTGATACAAAATCTTTATCCACTAAAGATATTTCAAATATATTTCTTGTTAGAAAAATGGGAATTGCAGATAAAAATGCAACAGATAATGAAATTTTAAAAATGCTTAAAGACCCGAATTTTCTAAATCAAATAAACAGTTTTTATAAAAAATAATGGCAGCAGGATATATTTCATCTACTTCGGGGATAGGCGTTGCAGACCCGTATGACGCAGGGATTTACGAAGCCCAACAAGACGCGCTTAATAGGATTGAGCGCGAACAGCTACGTGCCGCAAAAGAACAAGCAGCCAAAGCCGAACAAGCCAAAGCGTTGATAGGTGATTTGAAAGCAGATACGGGTTATTTACCCGAAGATTCAGAAGCGATAAAAAATACCTTTAACAATGCCGTAAAAGCAAGAAGCAGAGCATATCAAATTTTATCAACAAGACCAAACTCACAAGAAGCCAAAGAAGCATTAGACGCTGCAAAGGCGGCAGAGATGGAATATAAGACCATTTTTAACGCCTCTAAGCAAGATAAGGATGCGCTTGATGAAATGTTTAAAGGCATCAAAGAAGATGACGACATAGACGATTTAAAGGCTAAGGCAGCAAAACTTCGCACAACACCTATTGACCAAAGAGGCGCATTAAGACCCGAACTATTTAAGATAAAGAAACAGCCTACATTGCAAGAAGCGGTAGGAGAAATATTTACAACTGAAAAAGGTGCATTTGCAGAAAGGCAAGTTGGTAAGCCTTCTATTGAGAAAATAGATGGAAGGGATTATGAAGTATCGGAAATGGTAAATGTAACACCAGACCAAGCAAAGGCTTTTGCAAGGTCAGCATTTAGGGATAACACTAAGAACATAAGAAATTCCGCTACTAAGGTGTACAAGATGGCTATTGAAAATGGCACAGCTGCATCTGATATGGAAGAAGCCAAGACAATGGGGTTTGATGTTCAAGACCCTAATGAGATGGCAGCTTTTTATGTTATGCAAGAGTTTATGAATAGGCAGACAAATGAGAAAGCCTATAAAGAACTTAAAATGAGTGAAGCCGATAAAGAAGAATTGAAGTTGCGCAATAAAATGCGTTTTGAAGATTTTAAAGGCGCAAAAGAAGCGGAAGATGCGTTGGGCTTTTTGGCAAGAATGACCAAGATATACCAAAAAGATTCAAGGGAATTAGCAGGTGTGCAATTTGTTGACCCAAGAACAAAAGAAAAGCGATTTTATTTAGGGCAGAAAGTTGGTGCGCCAATAGGCAACTACACACCAAAAATTCCGCAAGATGACGGTACTGTTGCAAATCAATTAGATAAAAGCGGTGAACCTATTGTTACGGAAAACAAGATTGAATTTGTTACCGTAGGCAAGGACGGAATTATGAAATACGCTACAACCGAAACTATTGACGCTTACAGAAGAAAATTAAGAGATAGTCCGTTTATTCCAACAACACCAGAACAATTAACAGATGTTTACTTGCAAGGCAAAGGCAAGGATTCAGACAAACTAATTGCATCTAAAAACGAAGCCATTAAGAAGTTTTTGGGTAAAGACGGCAAGATTGATTACAGTAAAATTTACAAGACCACAGAAAGCGACATTGCTAAGTTCAATGCGAAAGTGGATAAACCTTTTGTTGTAACAGAAAAGCAAGGTGTAGTGCCGCCAAGTGTTCAGCAGCAGCAAACACCACAACCCAAAACCGAACCTGAAAAGCAAGCGCAGCCAAAAATGATAACGGTTGTATTGAATGGGAAAGAAGGACAAATCCCCGAAGATAAATTAGCTGATTTTTTAAAGAAATACCCACAAGCAAAACGTAAGTAATGCAAGAAGATAAAGACCCATTTGCGGAATTTGGAGGTAGTGCAATAGAAACAAAACCTACACAACAAACAGACGACCCGTTTGCAGAGTTTGGAGGAGTAGCCATTGAAAAAAAAAATGGTGGCAACGAACAATCGCAGCCTTTGCAGCAGCGTACAGAGCCTTCTGCGACACCTACGACAACTGTTGACGAAAAGATAGTAACGCCTACGCCCGAAGGGTACATGGTGAAAGAAGTAGAGGTTGTTGGTGAAAAGCCGTCCGAAGCAACAAAGGTCAAATCAGCTTTTATGCGTGGTATTAAATCATACACTGACAATAGCATTGACTACGATATTTTGGCATCAAACGTTCCGAAAGAACGCAAGATTGAATTGCTTGAAAAAAGACGGTCGGAGCAATTACCACAGCAAGAACAAAACATATTTCAAACGGGAGCAGAGATTATAGGAGGTAGTGGCATAGGTATGTTAAAGTCAATCGGTGCGGGTATAGCAGCCGCACCTGCATCACCTATTGCGAGTGTTGTAGCTGCAACGGGCGTGGCTATGGGAGATGGATACCGACAAGGATTTACGGGTGCGTTTAAAGAAGCGTATTACCAAGCCATTGAAGAAGGCAAAACACCCGACCAAGCCATTGACATAGCACAGCAAGTAGCGCAAACTGGCGGCATAGGCGGTGTGGCAGAGGGCGCAATGGGTGCGTTACCAATAACAAGAGTAGCAAGCATACCGTTTAAGTCGGGTAGTAAGTTGCTAAAGAAAGGTATTGAGTTTGCGTTGGATGCTACAATAGATGCAGGAACGGCAGGTGGTGCGCAGTTAGCAACCAACGTAGAAGCGCAAAAGCAAGGATTGAAACGTGAGTTGACAAGTGGTGTTGCGGAGAATGTTGCAGGCGAATTATTATTTACAGCAGGCACACAAGCATCGCAACCCGTTATTAATTACATATCCAAAAGCACGATAGGCAAACTATACACGAAAGGCGTTGACAAAGCCGATAAAAAAGATGCAGTTACTATTGCCGCTACACAACCTATTGAGGTGTCGCAAGCCGCAGCCCAAGAAGCCGTTAAGCAAGGCGCAATAACCGAACAAGAGGCAGCCGAAATAACACAAGATGTTATCAACAGAAAGAAAGCCTTAAATGCTATGCCAAGTAATATGACTTTGGACGAGCAGAACGATATGGCTGAAATCATTGAACAGCGTCAGAAACTTGAATCCGAAATGGAAAAAGTTAGCGATGCCGTTAAGCCTATTGTGCAGATGCAGATTGACCAATTAGACAAGTCAATAGCTATTCCACTCCCACCGAAATACATGGACAGCGCAGGGGAGAATACATCTGAATTAAAAGACGGGCAGTTGTACATTACTCGTAAAGGCGATGTTAGAATGTGGGATGCAGCACAGAAACAGTTCTTAGAAGCACCGCGAACATTTGAAGTAGAACCGAAAAAAGAAACCGATGCAGCAACTACAACAGCAGTTGGAGAACCTATACAACAGACTGCAACAGAAGCAACCACAAAAGCAGAAGAAGGAGTTGCAGAAACAGTATCAGAAAGTGTTGTTGAGGATAGTGGAGTTGGGGCAGAAGCAACCGTTGCCGATGTAGAAAATCAAGCCACACCTTTACAAACACAACCCGAAAGTCAAGTTATACCTGAACAAAATCCTGCATTAGCAAACGTAGAAGCAACGGCTAAGGCGTTGGATGAGCTAACAAAAAAGAAAAAAACAGCAGCCACAGAAACTAAAACTAAAGTAATTGGCGAAGAAATTGTAGAAGGTACAGACGTTACATCTGAAACATTAGGTATTACACAAAAAATATCAGAAGGTTTTAATAAAGCTGGCGAACAAAGTAAAACTGAACAATCTCCTAAAGCATTAGGCGAATGGTTAATTGCAAACGCTCAGACGGGCGATAGGATAGTTGTAAATGAAGACGAGTATTGGGTAGTTGAAAGAAAAATAGACAAAAAAGGTAATACTGAAATAGAGCTACAACAATACTTTAGAAATGATAAAAACGAATTTGAAAACAATCCTTCTGCCGTAAAATTATTTAACTCTAAGCACTTAGGAACAGAAACAGCTAAATTGGCTACAAGGGATGCCTCTGACTTATTTGAAAATTCATATAGAAATTCAAATGGAGAAGTTGTTGTTGAAAGGTCAACGTATATACCACAATCAAAAAATAGTAAAGCTATCTCCGAAGCCTACCATAAAGCCAAAGCAGACGGCAGTAATCCTGAATTAGTAAAAGCGGTAGAGGAACTTTTAAATAAACAAAATGATAGTCAAAACAAGTCAGGGGTATCAAGTGAAGTCGGAACAAGGCAAGAACCTATCCAAGTCGAACCTATCCAAGAAGGAAGCGCAACAGAGGTTAGCGGTGGTGGAATACTTCAAGCGGAAGGGGGAGAAGTAGTAGCTAAACAACCCATAGAAGCACCAAGTATAACCGCGCCTCCGATTGTTACAATTAAGCAAGAACAAATTGATGCCACTAAAGATGAAGTATTAAAACAAACACTTGCCGATGAAGAAGTAAGAATTAGGCGAGCGTCTGAAAAGTTGATGCAAGCCGATATGGTGAAAGGCGAGTTTGCTGATAATGTTTCTGATTACAAAGAATCTGTTATTGCTGATAACATGGGCAGAATAACAGAAGAAAGTTTCAATGCGGTTGGTGATAGGAACTATGTAAATGATTCAATTAGGAAATCATATTTTGCTAAAGCTAATGCTAAAATAAAAACAACCATAGACCAGCTTGCAAAGGAAATGAGCGACCTTGTAGGCATTGAAATAACAGAACAAGATATTTATGATTTTATTGTTAAATATCCTAATGGTGTTGGTTTGGGAAAAACAAAAAAAGAAGGTACTTTTTACGGTGAAAACAATACAGCTTCAAGGCGTGCGGAATTATTAGCAGATGCAGAGGCTATACTTGGATATGAACTTGATGAAGAAGGGATGGAGCGATTCTACCAAGAATCCAAAAATTTGCAAGAAGCTATTGATGATATAAATGTAAAGCCTATATCAGATAAAGATGCGGATGCTTTAGCTAAAGAATACGATGAATACTTAAACAATTTAACAGATGAACAAAGAAAAAGAGAGCTTGCAAAAGCCGCAATCGAAGGAGAACAAGTTGTGGAAGGCGCGGAGGATGCTAACCGTAAAGCTATTCAAGAGCGTGATGCAAGACAGCAAGAAGCAGAGCGAGCAGCAGAAAAAGCAAAGCAAGAACCCGTAGTAGAGAGTGCAGAAACTATTGATGATAGGATAGCGAAAAAATTGGCTGAACTAAAAGAAAGAAAAAAGGGTAAACTTTATAGCGGCTTAGACTTTGAAAATCTTGATTTATACACAGAGTTGGCATATTTATATATACGAAAAGGTGTAAAAAATGCGGCTGATTTTGCTAAAGAGATAGGCGAAGAATTAACATATGCTATAAAAAAAGCATGGGATGCAGCTAATGCAAATGTTAAAAAAGAAACAGAAAACTTTAGCAAGTGGAAAGATTATGCTAAAAGACAGTTTGAAGCAGAAGAAGGTGGATTAAATTTTCAAGAATTTAAAGAACGATTTAACAAGCGATTTAATGTTGCTGCCGATGATGTTGCGTTGGTAGAAGTTTTTAGTGAAGCGCAAAGTGAATATAATGCAGAACGTGGCAAATCTGTTTCTAAAAGAGAAGTGGATAAATCGTTCAAGCCCGAAAGAAAAAAGGTTGAAGTTGATGAAAAAGCTGCCCTTAAAGACCAAATTCGCCTTGAAGTCAAAGCGGCAAGGGAGGGTTTTAGGGGTGCGAAAAAAGAACAATTTGAGTTTGCTCAACGCATTAAAGATTTTCTTGATAACAACAAGATAGCAAAAACGCTAAAGCCTACACAGATAAAAGCATTAATAAATCGTGCAGCTTCGGTAAAAAATGAGGCGCAATTAGATAAGTTTTTAGACTACGCGCAAAAAGTAATTGATGATGCGAATTTTGTGGAGGAAATGCAGAAGGTGTCTGACTTGCAGAAAAGAGCAAGGCGCAGAAATCACACATCATTTAATAGCGCGGTAAAAGAGTTTGCTACTATAAAGCCCGAAGATATACCTTCCGATAAATTGCCTGATTATATAGCAGCGTTAAATGACTTAGCTAATGGTGTGCCGAATTACAAGAAGATGCAAGAAATGTTTTATGACATTACGCAGTTTAAAAGGCAGCCAAAACCATTTGAAAACGTAAAAACATTTAATGAAGCAGAAGATGCTTTGAAAAAAGCATTATCAACGAAAATTGATACCATTGAAGATTACAAGGAATTGCTTAAAAACATTCGTGCTTTTAATAAGCGTGTTAATCAGTTGTTTGAAGATGGCACTATAACTGAGCAAGAAAGAAATGATTTGCTTGATGCTTTGGCAAAAGATAGAAAAGCATTTGATGCTAAGTTTGGTGCTGATGTGGATAGGTTAAAGACTGACTTGATTAAGGATGCTTTGGCGGTACAATCAACACAAGAATACAAAGATGCAGTTGCGGATATAAAATCTCCTACGGACAAAGAATTGCTGTTTGAATTTTCGGCTATTAAACCTGCTGATTTAAAGAGGTTGCCACCTGAAATGCTTTCCGATTTAGCTGATATTTTACAGAACGTAGCAGATGGATTTGTTGACCATTATAGGCTTAGAGATATAGTTAGCGAAGCCAATGCTTTACGAAATGCAGAAGCTGTTGCAAGGCAAGTTGAAGCTAAATCTCCTTCTGTTGAAAATGTAAATGCCAAACTAAATGAACTTGCAAAAGAAGAAGTTGCTTTTAGGGAGGGTGAATTAGGACTTGGTAGAAAGAAAGCGGGGGCTTTGACTAAGTATATTTACGACCCTTTAATTTCAGCTATTGAAAAAGCTAATAGGCAAACACAGTTAGGAGTAAATGAGTTGAAAAGCATATTTGGCAATCAGAACAAACAAAGTCGTTTGCGTATGGGTATAGTGGCGAATATGCTACAAGAGTATATGGCGCAATACAATCCTAAATTTTCAAAGGTTGAAAATATTGGGAATAGAGATTGGGTTAAAGATGTGTTTGATAAAAAGTTGCAGTCAAGATTTAAAGACGAAAAAGAAGCTAAAGAAGTATTAAAGGCGTGGGAATCATTGGTAGGTGATAAATTAGAATCGGGTAAATCACTTTCTCCAAAAGAGTTGTACGATAGTTTTATGGCAAACGATGGCAAGTATCTTACAAAAGAGGAAGGTGCTGCACTTGCTAAGTGGTTTAAGTACGCAGAAGATGTTAATGCCGATAAGCAAAAAGCGTCAAACGAAATGCGTGGTAAAGAATTTAATGCACAGCCATTTTATGCCCCAAGAATAAGAAGGGATGGAGATGCCACTATTGATGACGATACTTATGATGTGGCTATTGATAGCAAAACAAATAGAATTTCTATTAAAAGCCCGTTTGGAGAATCAAGAACAAGTCAAGAAGTCGAAGCATTGAATTATGATATTGTTGAAACTGCTGAAAAAGCTATTTCAAATGCCAATAGAGATTACGAATTGACTAAGGCAATGCAGGAAGTTAACCGAACTATCAATGCCGCAACGAATAAGAAAACAAGCGATGTGATGGCTGTTGTGGCTAAAGATGTAAAGGAATCATTGGTTAGGCAGTACGGCAATACTTTAAAATCAGACCCGATAAGAAAGCTGCAAAATTTGCGTTCTACATTAGTACAGCTAAACCCACTAAAGACTGTTAAAGAATTTGTTGCAACATTATCATCTATGCCAACAAGAGGTGGTGAACCATTGGGATATATAGAATTGTTTAAGCGTGGTGGCATGAAGGATATTCTTGAATTTACGGGTAGCCCACTTGCAGAAAGACTTAATGTAAACCAACAGTTCCAATTAACAGAAGGTGAAATTAAGTCGATGTCGCCTATGCAAAAAGCGGCTTATTATCTTGGAGGTACTCCCGAAATGACAATGATGAAAACTGTTTATATGCCTATTTTCAGAGATGAATTTAAGGCTGCAACAGGGAATGATTTTGATATAAGTAAGTTTAGAAGTGATGAGAAATATCGTTCAGATAATTTGCAAGCCATAAAAGATGCTAATGCAGTTGCGTCAAACGAAGTGCAGAAAATTATAGGTAGCGGGAGTAGATTTGGCGCAAGGCGAGAGATTAAAATTCCCTTTAGCGGTAAAACAATTCCTTTATTTGGCAAGGATATTAAAAACATAGACGCTGATACGCCTACTGGGCAGATAATATCGTTCATGGGTGGTTATCCATACAGAGAGCAAAAAGAATTTTGGAACGGATTTAAGGAGGTTGCAGAACGATGGAAAGAAGGTGAGGGTATAGGCGCATTGCGTTCTTTGAGAAAGCCTTTGGCGGTATCAATAAATATGCTTGTGTATGCTTACATGGGGCAAGTGGTTAGAACTATTGCTGCACAAATAAAAGGAGAGGAAGAAGAAAAGAAACAAGAGAAGCAACTTGAAGATAAGTTTACGACAGAAGGTTTATCAAAAACGGTAGCGGGGCAAGCAATAAACATCGCTTCTGCTAAGTATGGAGCAATAGGCAGTACAATATCAAAATCAGCATTGGCGATTGCTGCTTACAACACAAAAGACGAGGCAGTTAAAAAGAAAATAAGAGATATTGCCAAGGAGAACTTTTATGGGTTGTCGCCTGATATTGATAAAATTACAAGTAAAAATAAGTTTGCTGCAAATGAAGCTATTAAGAAATACGAAGCAGATTTAATACCTGCTTTGGGTGTAATTTCAGAAGGTGTTACTAATGCAAGTGGTACGGTTATGGATATAGCCGACATATCAAAAAAAGTTGCCAATGGCGAAAATGTAACCGATGAAGAAAAGGAGTTATGGCAAATAGCTAATACGGGAGTAAATGCGCTTCACATTTTACTTATGACTATGGGTGGTGGGCTTCCTTCTTATTATGATATAAAAGCGGCAGTAGAAAATAAAGCTAAAGAAACTAATAAACCAACCGAACTAACAGACTAATAAATTCACAAAAATTCTTAATTTTGCGGTATGGCAACAACAACAAGATTAGTAACGGGATTAAGCACTATCCCTGCGTATCAAACCAAAACGGGTACGTTCACAACCGATAGCGATGTGGACACAGTTTTAAACTATTCGGGAACAAATGAAACGCCCGAAGATGTGTTTGGTGCGAACTACAAACATTCAGATAATCTGTATGTATTCTCTATTGCAAACGAAGAAGTGCGAAAGGTAACAGGTGTATATCCGATTGCGGCAGGTAGCTTCAACGTGCAGTTGGATAGCGCATTTACAACTCCTTTAGCGGCTGAAACAGCTTATGTGGTAACGGCTGATTTGATTTCGTATTCGCTTGTTAATCAAGGCAGCGTGGATGGAATGTATGACGGAGTAGATGTTTCTGCTACGGTTGCAATCAATGAAGAATATTCACCGCAAACACCACAAAAAGCGGCTAAGGTAGTGGACGGAACGGGTACTGAATTGTTAATCATAGAAACGAAGTAAGATGGGTAAAATGTACATGGGAGGAAGCGGTGGTGGAGCTTCTTTGAATATCTACAACACTGATGGGATTTTAACGCAAGACAGAACAGTTAGTTTAAATGGGAAATATCTTCAATTTGGTGATGCTATTGGTGATGAAGGCATTGCCATAGGCGATTTGACAAACTTGGGATTTGCAGCTATTGGGATGTTGGCAAGTTGGGATATTATAGGATTGTTTGCAGAAGACGAGTTTAATGTTCACGCAAATGGTGACGGTATTTTTATGGGTTCTCACGGAACTAGAGAAAATCCAGAAACGGTTATTTCTGCAACGCAAATAGGCGATGTAAACGTGTCAAGTCTTTCTGCATATCCTGCGGATGGATTAGACCAAAAAGGAAGATGCGCAGCCTCTTACAACAAAGCAACGGGAGTTGGATACGGCATGATTTGTATGGCTTCCGACTTTGATAACAATAGTCGAAACTTTTTTGCAGCATACGGTGATTTTGTAAGGGGCAGGTACTATCACAGCAGCACGGGCGACTTGATGGCTATGACTATTAGCGATTCAGGATATGCAATTGATGTTGACGGAGATGCTTATTTCAATGTTGACTATAACGGACAAATAGGTTCTGAAAGTTTAGCGCCTTTGAATTTTGTAAATGACGCAGCAGCGGCAGCAGGAGGTGTTGGCTTAAATAACTTCTATCACTACAATGGAGCATTAAAAATTAGATTAACATAAAAACAAAAAATCATGGCTTTATTAGTTACAAAAGAAAAAGGGTTTGAAATGAAAGGCACAGGTATAACCTTAGATGCCGCCTATTACAGAGTGTATTGCAGTAATAATGTTTTTGGTGAAGAAACGGCTATGATAGCTCCATTTGCCACCAGAGAACACTACGACAACTACAAGAAAACAAAAAAGGGCGATATTATACCGATTATACCGAAAGAGGCAAGCATAACTAAGGTTAAAACTTCAAACTTAACCGATGCTCACAATGCTTTTAAAAAGCAATTTGAAAATGCAGGGTTTACGGTTGAATTAGTTGATTTAGAATAATAGCGATATAGTGTGGCAGCCGAAAAAGCATACCCTTCTTTTGAGAATTTTCCCACAATCGGGCGACCTAACATCACGTATGTCGCGCAAGATACGGGCTACAAATACATTTTCAATCAAGGGTATAGGATTGTAAGCGGTTCTGCACAACAAATAAACAACAAACGCCCAAACCCTAACGGTACAACGGACTTAACAGCGTCAAATGTAGGTGCTTATTCTACGCAAGAAACAAATAATCTGCTTAATGAAAAAGTACCTACAACCCGAACAATAACAATTAATGGCGACACAAAAGACTTATCAGAAAATAGGGATTGGACGGTAGGTGCAGCTCCCGCAGGCTCAAATAAACAAGTTCAATTTAATGATGCAGGTAATTTTGGTGCTGATGCAGACTTCACATACGACAAAACAACAAACACACTTACAACAGATACTTTTAAAGGCGACACCCTTCAATCAGATAGTAGTGCAGGTGTTAAAATAAAATCAAATAGCGGCAGCGATGTTGCTTTGTTTGGTGCAGGTGGTGGTCAAAATGCTACCTTTTACGATGGCGTAAAGCTAGACGCTAAAACAGCGTCCGAAATACTTGCAACCGATGCAAGCAAAAACATACAAACGCTTTCAACAGCAACATATCCGTCATTAACTGAATTGTCTTATGTTAAAGGCGTTACAAGTCCAATAGAACCTAGAATAAGTAGAGAGGTAGTAGCAAGTAACACTATAACCTTTGATAACCCAAAGCAATTTGGTAGCCCAGCATCTCCCCGTAGTGGCGCGTTACTTACTAGCTATACAAATGCACAAAATTTATTAGTAGCGGTTGTTTACCATAATGACACTACATTAAGTTTTCCCGTTAGCTGGACTAACATTAGCTCAATAGCTTATACACCTTCACAAAACAATGTAATTTGTGTGGCTTTTATTGGTAATTCTAAAGCAGTTTTAACTATACTTGGTGTAGCATGATTATAGGTGATTTGCTTAATTTTTTTGGTGGTGCATTACCAATAGTTGGCGCTTATAGCGGATGGAGTTTGCGTAGGGTTAATCCAAGTTATACCGGTAATGCTATACAAGTAAGAAGGTCAAGTGATAATGCAACACAAAACATTGGCTTTGTTGGTCAAGATTTAGACACAGCTTCATTGCTTTTGTTTGTGGGAGCAGGTAATGGGTTCGTTTCAATATGGTATGACCAATATGGCAACAGAAATTTTACGCAAACCTCAAATGCCAATCAGCCTCAAATAGTTAATGCAGGGGCTTTAATACTTGAAGGCGGTATGCCATCAATAAGATTAACAGCAACTACATTTATGAGTGTACCTGCTTCAACTTCCTTGTTTAATTTCATTCACAACGGAACGCCATTCGCAATTTTTTCTGTTTTCAAAAAAGATAATGTTGGAGGCGACCCTAATTCTGCATTGATAGCAAATATAACTACGACAACCAACTCGGGATTTTATTACGTTATCAACAATAATTCATCAAGGTTGCAAATATATAGGTCGGCTGCTGGCGTTATTGGGGCAGAAACAATTGTTTCTGGCTTGCCAAATAACTTTAGAATACTACACACTGTATATGGCGATTCTAATGATGCTGTAATAGCAAATAGAGCATATTCATACATCAATAAGGATGATAGAACTGCTGATAATGTCAGAGATTTTAGCACTTCTACGGCTAATGCAGCAACAAATCTTTTTTTGGGTAGGCTATCTAATAACACATCACCACTAACAGGTAATGTACAAGAGATTGTAATATTTAATTCACAACCTTCGCCAAACTTAAGAAATGGCATTGTAAACTATTGGAATTTATGAAGCACGTAAACAAATACAGAGACAACTACAACGGGGAAAGTTTTTATTATCCCGCAAGCGCTGAAACAGTTGGCGCTATCCAATGTAAGCAAGGTGAACACGCGGACAAATGGTTTGTACCATTTGACGAAAACTTTAAAAACAGAACCGATTTGCAGCCAACGGAGGGTGAAGATATTTATATCTTGCTGAATATTAGCGAAACAATGTTTAATGAACCAATAATAATAGAAGATGTACAAGAAGAGAACGAAGGTTAAAGGCAAAGCGGTGAAGCGCAAACAGAAGCGAACACCTAAAAAAGAATATAACGGACAAGGGCGTTAAAATCAGATAGTTGTAACTTAAAAACAAAGAAAAAGCAATTCAATAACAGATGAAAAGTGTAGAAATGTAGCCTTTAATAAACACCACTTTTGCCTTATGCAAGACGTGTTATTGTGGCTATATTTCTGCTTTCATACAAAAAATGAAAAGATTGATATGAGAGAAAGTTTGGAGCAATGGTTAGCAAAGTATTCATTTTTGGCATTAGCGGCACTATGCACATTCCTTAACCCAATAGTGCCAACATTGTGCTTTGTTGGTATGATTAGTGTCATTGATTTTGTTACGGGGATAATAGGCGCTAAAAGCAAAGGCGAAGAAATAAAGAGCAGCAAAATGATACGAAAGTTTTACGCTGTTATGGCTTACTTTCTAGGGATATTAATTGCACACGTTTTAGAAGGCTATTTTGGAGATGTAGTTCCAATGACTAAGGCTGTTGTGGCTATCATTGCAGTAACCGAAATTCAATCTGTACGGGAGAATATTACAGCTATCACGGGTGTAGATATTTTAAAGCCTTTAGAGCGTATCTTAATTAAAAAATCAGAGCAGGAATGAGAAAGATATTCATAAGCGCAGGGCATACGCGCAAAGGTACGGATGCAGGTGCAAGCGCCAACGGTTACAAAGAGGGCGACTTAGCGGCTGAATTGCGCGATTTAATTGTAGCGGCTTTGAAAGCGCACATGATTACTCCAATTGTAGATGACGATAAGAATGCGCTACAACAAACAATAAACACTTTTAAGGCACTTGTTAATCCTAGTGCCATATTGCTTGATATTCATTTCAATGCAGCCACACCGCAAGCGAAAGGGGTAGAATGTTTTATTCCAGATACCTATACTAACTTTGAACGCGATATGGCTAAAGATATCGCAGAGGACATTTCCGAAATACTTAATAGCCCGTTGCGTAGCGGTCAGTTGCGCGTGGCAGGTGTAAAGCGCGAAAGCGAAAGCGCACGAAAGCAGTTAGGTTGGATGCGATTGACGGGCGAAAATGTGTTGATTGAAGTTTGCTTTATTACAAACAAGGAAGAAATTGAGAAATATCAATCGGAAAAGACTAGAATTGCAAAGGCAATAGCATACACACTTAACAAGTACGCAAGCAAACAATAGGCTTATGTCAAAACCAAGCATCAAAGGTGAAAAGGTTAAAGAATACATTACTCGTTTCCCGAAAGCAAGCAAGCATGCATTAGCCGAAAAGCTATTTAAAGAAAATCCTTTGTTGTTTAAGGACATTGAAGACGCGCGAACGTTAATAAGATACCACACGGGGGCGCACGGTAACGGTCAGCGTAAAAAAGTAAAAGAGCCTATGAAAATGGAAGGAAATTTTAGTTTTGATAATCCGTACGGATTGCCACCATCAGATGAAAAAAAGCCCATTGCCTATGTGATGCCAAAGGCTAACAATAATATCCTTGTTTTAAGCGATATTCACTTGCCTTACCAAAATAACGAGGCTTTGACTTTAGCGCTTGACTATGGCAAAAAGCACAACATAAACACCATACTACTGCTTGGTGATATTATGGACTTTCATAAGGCTAGTTTTCACGAACAAAACCCTAGCGCACGCGACTTAGCCTATGAATTTGAAATTTGTCGTCAGTTTTTAGATGTGCTGGCAAAGCACTTCCCAACGGCTAAAATATTCTACAAAGAAGGCAACCACGAAAAAAGATGGGAGCGTTTTTTACGGGTTAAAGCGCCCGTTATTTTGGATATGAGTGAGTTTAGATTGCCCGTTATCCTTAAACTTCGTGAGCGCGGTGTTACATGGATACCTAACGCGCAGGTAATTAAAATAGGAAAGTTGCACGCTATACATGGCAATGAATACAAAGGTGGAGGCGGTATAAATGCAGCCCGTACATTGTGGCTTCGTGCAGGCGAAAGCACTATTTGCGGTGATAAACATAAAACGCAAAGCATGATTAAGACTAATATCAGCCGCAGTGTGCAAGGAACTTGGGTTATAGGCTGCTTATGTGAGCTTAACCCAGAGTATCTTTCTCTTAACGAATGGAATCTTGGTTTTGCGCACATTACAGTTCAAAACAACGGTGATTTTGAGGTTAGGAATTTACAGATAACAAACGGGAAAGTCTTGTAAAATGAACGATAAAATAAACCCTTCGCATTACAAGCAAGGCAAAATCGAGTGTATTGATGCGATAGAAGCAGCTACAGCCGAAAAGAAGGGATTGCAGGCAGTATGCACGGCTAATATAATTAAGTATATTTGGAGATGTGAGCAAAAAAACGGGCTAGAGGACTTGAAAAAAGCACAATGGTATCTAAATAAAATGATTGAAAAATATGATGTGGCAGATAACATTTGCATACACCGAACCGATTAGCGCTAATGAGGTGCAAATTACCGTGTATGCTGTAAATTACGATGAGGGGCTAACTAAGGCTGTGCAGCTTGACGCGCCTGGACTATTCAAAAAGTCATTGAAGCTAGTTGAGGCTATCGAAATAGACGAAGAAATTATCTTTGAAGACGAAGAAACCAATCAAAACTAATGAAACCAAACCAAATATTATTGCTTGTATTCGCTGCTATTGTGGTGCTGTTCTCATGTGTTGGCGGTTGCGCTGGCTATCATTACGGCAAGCGCAATTGTGGCGAAGTAGTGAGTGTTGTACATGATACTATTTACCGAGATACCACACTTAAACAAATAGCCGTAACACATCCGAAAGTAATCAGCAAAAAACCGAACAAAGCAAAAGTAGAAGCGATTAGCCGAATTGATACGATACCATGCGATACGATACGAATAATAGCCAAAGAAATTGTTACGCAACTGCCTGACACTTGTACTTACTCAGACACCTTGCGCGAGGCTAACAATTACAAAATAATCTACACGACTACGGTATTGGGCACGCTGTTAGATTTTAAGCTGCAACACGCGAACCTAAAACCCGAAATCAGAGAGATAATAACCAAAGTCAAAAAGCCTTTGCCTAGCGTGTACATAGGCGCTATTGTAGGCGTAAACAACACCGCTACAGACTTTGTTGCAGCTCCTTCCGTTGCTGTTTCGTATAAGTCCTTTAATGGCTTTTATGGCTATGACATTCGAGGGCAAGCGCACATGGTTGGGGCTTATTGGCGTGTGTTTGGGAAATAGAAAAGTTTTATATCTTTGCAGCAATAGTACCTCACGCGCTTAGTTATCGCGTACTAGGTGAGGTCGTTTATTTTCCGGTGCGTTTAACGCGAAAGCCTCTGATTATTCAGGGGCTTTTTTATTTTTGCACCAATCCGTAACTAGCGGAGGTGGAGCGCAATCGCTTGGGGCAGTCATGAGGCTGCCTTTTCTTTTAACAATTATTTTTTGTAATTGTCAAAACAGTTTGTACCTTTGCTGCGTAAATAATAACAAATGGAAATAACAAAAGGGAAATGGAGAATTGCTTTTGAAAATGAATTGGCTGTAGTATGCAATGCAGAGTTTGGTAAAATACCTACAATTTGTGTTACCCAAACAAGCAATAATGTAAGCATTATAGCTGCAAAACAAAATGCCTGCTTAATTGCAGATGCAGGCAACACCGCGCAAAAATGCGGACTGATGCCGTCAGAATTGCTTTCTCAGCGCGATTTGCTAGTAAATTCGCTATTGGAGGTAACTGAAAGCGATAATACTTCTGATGAATGCGTATTGATGGCAATGAATATTTTAGCAAAAATCAAACAGTAAAATGAAACAATCAACGTACATTGAAAAGGTTCGCCAAGTTGACCCGCAAAAAGTGGCTAAGTGGCAAAAGCTAAGACCGAGTATCGGTACTTATGTTTGGATAGCCGAGCAAACATTTCGCAGCAGACCTGTTATCCACAACGCGATTAACTACGGACTTGCAACGGAAAGCACCGAGCAGAATATTGATAAATTGTTTGGGATATAACGGGTTGCAGATTGCCGATGGTGGCGAATTAGAAGTACAAATTTTGAATATAGCACAAATGATAATTAGAAGCACTACACTTGATTTTAGCACCGCATCGCCACTTTTGGCAATGTGCTGTTATGTGTCTGTTTTCTTTTTCATTTTTTGTGCGTGGGCAATTAAATCATTAAATCATTTATGGCACGAATAGCAATATATCAAGTTGATGGAACGGATTATCAAGGAGTACAATTTCCAAATATTGCACTTATGAAAATATCGGCTTACCATAAATCTATTGGCGATACAGTCGAATGGTATGAAGGAATATTGTTTGCAAGTCAATACGATAAGATTTATGCAAGTAAGATTTTTAATTTTAGCGAAATGCCACAAATACCCGAAAATATGGTGATTGGTGGAACTGGAATTGATTTTTATAACAAACTACCTGCTGAAATTGAAAATGCTCCAATGGATTGGGAGATTTATCCAAATACTCCTTTTCATTATGGATTTTCAATGAAAGGATGCCGTTTTAAATGTGATTTTTGTTGTGTGCCAAAAAAAGAAGGCAGACCATACAATTACAATACCATTGACGAACTTATCACTAACCCATCAGGCGGTAAAAACTTGATGCTTTTGGATAATGATTTTTTTGGTGGCACAAATTGGGAAGCTAATTTGAATAGAATTGCAGAACTTGATTTGAAAGTTTGCTTTGTTCAAGGTTTGAATATTCGCATTATTTCAGATAGACAAGCAGAAGCATTAGCAAAAGTGAAGTATTACAATTCAAAATTCAACAAACGATACTTGACATTTGCGTGGGACCAATTCAAAGATGAAAAGGTAATAATTAGAGGTATTGAACGCTGTAATAAATGGGGAATACCTTGCGAACATATGCAATTCTTTGTTTTAATTGGGTTTGATACTTCTCCCGAAGAAGATTATTACAGAGTTGAATTTTTAAGGAAATTGGGATGTAAGCCTTTTGTAATGCCATACAATAAAGATGATAGGTATCAAAAAGCATACACAAGATATGTAAACAATAGGATAATCTTCAATTCGTGCAGTTGGGAAGATTATGAGTATAACCCATTCAAAAAATCATTAAATCATTTGAGCGTTGGCTAAAAAAATGAAAAAGAAAATTGCACATAACGTTTTGCGGCTTTGCGTTCGGGCGGGTTTATTAGCACGAATGTTCAAAGTTAGCACCGCACCCCGCCTGACGCAAAACCGCTGTTATGCTCTCGTTGCGGATTTTTAGCAGTAAACTTCAATAGGAGCAAGGTTTTTGTTCTTTTTTTATGGGTAGGCAAAAAATATTTTACTTTTTTCTTGCGTATGTCATATATACGGCATATATTTGCATATAATTTAAAACCACATAAAATGGGATATAGAATTAACGAAAGAAATATTGGCAACAGCACATTAGACGCTCAGCCAAAAAAACGCAGTCAAAAATTAACTGCGGATGAATTAGAAACTATTGCAATGATACTTTCTAAAGTTTATGATGCAATGGAAGAAGATGAAATTACAGGCACTTACACTGATGGTGGTAGAATTACATTATCGCTAACTGGTGAACAAATGTTTGATTTATTTGAAGCAAAAAGGAAATTATGTGCGATATAACAATAGGACAAGCCCTTATATTTGTAATAGTAGTTTGGGTAATTTTTGGAATTATAATTTACAAAAAATCCGATGGTATGGGTATTGAATAATCTATGAAAAAGCTAATTGACATACCCGAAGAAATAGTCAAAGACTTAAAGAAGATGGCTATTGACGCAGATAAAGACCTTAAAAACTTTATTCAAGACCATTTGATTTTTCTTGTGCGTGGGGAGAAAAAAGAACAAAAAACTTCCACAAATTTCAAATCGAAGCAGACACGTAGCAATGGAGCATAACGGAATTGGGCTAAACGCAGTAGGTGTGCATACAGAACTAAACGGGACAAGTGGTTCAATGCTATCACAAATGCTGAAAGGTACTCCGTGCCTATTGCGTTTTAGCCCATGTTATAAGTCTGGTGGCTGTGGAGTGGTAAAGTTCAAAGACTGCCTCCGATAACCACAGGAGGAGTTCGGAATGTTGAACTTTAACCACAGCCACTTGCTTATAACGGGACGAGTATTTATGTCCGTGCCGATTTGAAAGACAAAAGTTGGTTAACAATTTAAACCTAAATAGAATGACAAACTTGATTAAAGCACTAAATACGGCATGGCATAAATACCATGTTAGGAGCAGTATGCGGATTAGGAAGAAGAACCAAAGAACATTCGTTTACTGCAAATGTAAAAATGAAATGTGTGGCGATACAGATGATGAAGGGCAAAAAAACTTATCATTTATCAGAGATGTGTATGTTGAAGAAAGGAATGTTGTTCATTACAAGTGTAGTAAATGTGGAGAGGAAAGTTTTTTTGACTTTGACCACCCATGCCCGATAGCATTACCATTTGCAGAAAACGATACCATAATTGAGCGATACAGGAAAGCATATTGTGCCTAACGTTCAGGTGCTTTGCGTTTGTGGCGGATTAGTAGCACTAACTGTCGGCATAGCACTAAAGCCAAATAGAATTACTGCGGTTGATTTCAGCACGTCAGCCACCATAACGCAAAACACGTGTTATGCCCAGTGCTTTTTTTGAACAATTTTAAAACAGAAAAATGAAAGTATTTGTAGCAGATTCAAGACCGAAAGGTTATGTAAACGAAAAGGATTACCATTGGTGTGATGATAATGACTTGCTTATGTTTGGTCAGTTTCAATTAGGAAATGGAAACCCATCAGAAGTTTCAATGTGTGGAATACAAAGTAGAAAATTCACAACACACATTATTGTAAAGGATTTGAATATAGATAAAGATTTTTATCGAGAACTATTAACCGAAAGCGTTGAAAAAGCAATGGGTTGTGTTATTGACCGAAACGGTAACTATGAAATTGAGATGGGTTTCTCACATAATTTTAATATCAATGACATTATGAATGAACTTTTAGAAAAAGCAAGTCATTTTGAAGATGGTCAAAAAGTCACATGTTTTGGCAGAACGCTGTCTTAGCATTGGGCATAACGTTTGGGTATTTGCGAAGTTGCCCTTGCAGATACTTCAAATTAAGCACAATGTTGATGGGCAATTTTGCAAATACCTTGTTACCTGCTGGCACGGTTTATTAAACGATAAAGCTAATTAGATGAAAGAAACAGTTTTAAATAATTTTTTGAGGGATGGCAAAAACGGCTTTGCCGAAGAATTTAACGTATTATCATTATTTGATGGTATGAGTTGCGGACAAATTGCCCTTAATAATGTAGGATTGAAACCTACACGATATTATGCAGCCGAAATAAAGAAACACGCCATACAATGCACAATGGATAATTTTCCTGATACTATTCAGATTGGAGATGTTACAAAAGTGAAAGGCCAAGATTTGCCAAAAATACATTTATTGATTGGAGGTAGCCCGTGCCAAGATTTTAGTAGGGCAAATAGCGTAAGGGATGGATTAAAAGGAATGAAATCAATGTTATTTTATGAATACATAAGATTACTCGAAGAAACTAAACCCGATTACTATTTGCTTGAAAATGTGATAATGGATGATTTAGGCTACAATACAATATCTGAATTATTAGGAACTGAACCTGTAAGACTTTGTGGAAGTAGAGTGAGTGGTGCATTGAGAGATAGATTGTTTTGGACTAATATCGGGCCTGAAACTTTTGATTTATTTGGAAACAGAAAGTGTGCAATACCACAACCGAGAGATAAAAAGATACTGTTAAATGATGTTTTGGAATACGGATATTCTGATAAAAAGAAACATACTTGTTTAAATACAAGTTGTGGCCGAGATGCAAACCAAAGATATATGTTGCACCGTTACGCAACTACTGGAATGACTACAATCATTTATACAGACGAAACAATGGACGAAAGTAAGGGAGTGAGGTATTGCACACAAAAGGAACTTGAAAGGCTTCATAATATACCCGAAGGATATACAAGAAATTTAAACAAGGCACAGGCGGGCAATTTGATTGGTGATGGATGGACTGTTGGAATAGTTGAACATATCTTTTCTTTTTTAAAAGTGGAGGAAAAAAAATTATTTAAAACTGAACCGAAATGCTTAATCGAAGAACGTCCGTAGTGCTTGCAGGTAACTATTATATAGTCCAATATTGCGTATATCAAAAATAATTAGCATCTTTGCATTATGGATAAATTGCAAGATTTTAAAGAATTGATGTTTCTAAAAAACTTTAGTGGCAAAACTTCAAGGAGTTATTTATCAATAGTATCTAATGTTTCAAAACATTTTAATAAAGATGCTAAAGATATATCCGAAAATGATTTGCGTATGTACTTGCTAAGTAAAACTCATTATTCTGCATCAACAAGAATGGCTGTAATAAATGCCTTTAAGTGTTATTACAGGTTATGTTTAGATAAGAATTTTAATAATAAAATATTGCCTCGACCTAAAATTGAGCAAAAGCAACCAGATGTATTGTCAGTTGATGAGTTTCAGCGAATGGTTAATTACACAAAAAATATTAAGCATAAAGCTATTATTTGTATAATGTATTCATGTGCCCTTAGAGTAGGAGAGGTTGTAAATTTAAAAATTAGAGACATAGATACTTCTAATAATAAAATACAAGTAAAAAATGGGAAAGGAAAAGTTGACAGGATAGTGATGCTTGATTCTGCCATTGTAAAATTATTAAGGGAATATTGGAAAATTTACCAAACAAAAACATATTTATTTGAGGGCGCTAAAGGTGGTAAGTATTCAGAAAAAAGCATACAGACACTTGTTAAGTCTATTGCAAATAAATTAGGTTTTAAAAAGAAAATATCATCACACTCTTTACGACACAGTTGTTTAACTCAAATGGTAATAGATGGCGTTGATTTAAGAACGGTACAAAAAATTGCAGGTCATAAAAATATAAATACAACTGCGGGGTATATAAAGATAGCAGATGTAGATATTTTAGGCACTGCAAGCCCTATTAAGAAAATAATTATTTAATAACATGAACATCAACTACAAACAACTTGACACCGCGCTGTTCTATTCGGGCTGCGTGCTGTTATTCGGAGGGATTATTATTTTTTCACTAGCAATATTTTTATTATGAAATTCAAAGACGTAGCGCATTTGTACTTAGGCTGCAAGTGTATGGATTACAATAATCAGATTTACGAGTTAAAGCCGTCACACTTTCCTTCAAATTGGAAACAGTCAGACAATCCACACAAGCCAATCCTTCGCCCGTTGTCGGATATGACAGAGGAAGAAAAGCTTGAGTTTTACAAACTTGTAAATCCTAATAGCATAGAAGATTCGGATTCAGTCCGAATAGATACTATAGATGAAATTATAAAAGGTCATTTGTTTCCTTTAAAGTTGCTAGAAATAGCAATGGGTGCTGCCTACCTACTCTCACGCAGCTTTGACCTTTTCGGTCTAATCGAAGACAACGAAGCCATTGACGCAACAACATTACCAAACAATCCGTATAAGAATATATGAACCAAACAACAATTGACCACTTCGTAGCGACTTACTACGAAACAAAAGACAAAGTAACGCCTAAGCACTACCCTGATTGGATAGTAGCGATTGATGCTGCATTGTACAAAGGCGACCACACCGATTTTAATGCGCACTTTAAGCACTATCAGCCGGTGATGGATGAGATTGTCAAGCGCGAACGGGAATCGCAGCGCAGGGTATCGCAGCACGGGCTAATGATATTTTGGTTGTTTAGCCCCGATTACAGAAGCTATCCCGAAATCGAGGACATCGAAACGGAGCAATGTTTTGACTGTAGAAATTATTTTGAGGAAGATTTGCTGATTAATCACGCTGACAAGCGCATGGGGGATATTCTAGTGTGCGAGGAGTGTTTGAAAGATATTATTTGGCAAGAAAAACAAGACGCTGAAAATAATTAACAAATCTTTTTTGTGGATAATTTGTAAATGTCAAAACAATAAGCATATATTTGCGCATAATTAAAACAGTAAAAATGGACAAATTCTTAGTCGAAACTTACAGAGAACATCAGATTTGGTACAATGCCGATACTGATAAATTCACGGTTGAACTTCTAATCGAAGACAATTGGCGCAAAAAAGGTCGCAAAAGCCTAAAAGATTGCCGCAAAGCTATTGACGAACACATAAAGGCAAATGTTGAATTTGAGCCGTTTATGTGCTTGCATAAACAATCTTATTCAGATGGTAGTATTGTTAAACTATTGCAGGTTAGAAAAGATGGAGGCTTGCTCCTTGAAAAGAACGGGAAAACACAAACCGAAATAACACAACCATTAGAACAGCTAAAAGGCAAAACAAATTACTTCTTTTTTTACAATCCTGACTATGTTGAATGGTTGGATAAAAAAGAACAAATGGATAAAAGGCATCAACAAGAAGCTGCCGAAATGCAAAAACTAAAGCCCGAACTTACTCCGCTTGACCTATCATTCATTAAAGACATAACCGGATAAAATGATACCAAAACCAAACATTTCACCTCGCGAAGTCAAGATATTCTGCTTACAATGCGGACTGTTTCCGAATATGCGCAATATGCTATTCTGTTGGCATTTGCTGATACTTAGCAGACTGACACTTAATCAGATTTATTCATTACAAAACAATCAATAACATGGCAATCAAAGTAACGCTTGGCGAAGCAAAAACGCAAGAAGTAAAACCTTTTCCTAAACTGATGATTACAACTTGCAGAAATCCTTCAGATAGGATAGTATTTTTTTTGTCTGAGAAAATTGGAATAGTTATTCAGTCGGGCAGCTTGGATAATTATAGTGTTGGTAGTTATTCTGAAAATTGGGATATGAATTTCTTTACAGACTACAACGAACCTATCACAATTCAAAACCAATAACATGAACACAGAAACAAAAACAATCGAACTAGGCGGCAAGACTTACGAAATCAGATTAGTTGAGCCGCAACCGCAACCAGAAACAAAGCCGACACTTCCAACATTGCAGGAGGTGTTTAATAAGGTTAGGCCTAAATGGTGCATAGATGAAGCAAATGAAATTATATGCACCGATTACAAAGAAGATGATGATGCGTACCACTCGCAACTCTCCACCGAGCGCCAATGCAAGCGGATTCAGGCGCTAATCGCACTGCAAAACATTGCGGATTATTACAATGAGGAGGTGGATTATAGGGGTGTGGGTTATGTGCTTGTAAAACAAGCAGACCAATACGTAGTCCACTATCGCGCATTCGATGAAATCTCTAGTAAATTCAAGTTTTTAGCCCACGCTGAAAACGCAATCGAAATCCTCCGCAACGCAAATCTTTTAGAAAATCTTTAATCAATAAAAATGGAACAAAACAAACTGCCAACGCTAGCTGATTTAACTGGCGACATTGAACTAGCCTATAAAAATGATGCGCTAAACGCATTGCTAAACGCGCAACCTCCGAAACGATGGGTGAAAGAACACCCATACATTAAGGGCTATAAATACCTGCCTATTGACAAAATTGAATTGTTGCTACGTAAGATATTCAAAGAGTATCGTATTGAGATTACGGGGCAAGGTACAGCCTTTAACGGGGTATGGGTTACAGTTCGCGTTCACTTTAAATCGCCTTTGACGGGCGAATGGAGCTTCCACGATGGGATTGGCGCGGCACAGCTTCAAACGGCTAAGGGAACATCACCTGCTGACCTTGTGAACATAAACAACGGAGCGTTATCAATGGCTTTTCCGATTGCAAAAACGGTAGCTATAAAAGACGCTGCGGACATGTTTGGCAACTTGTTTGGCGCTAACCTTAACCGAAAGGATATTGTAGAATTTACGCCTGACAAAAATCTATTTGAGGCTTTCACTAAAAGTAATAAGGAGAAACTAGGAAATGAGTAAAACAAGCGCAAATGAATGTGCTGTCATCAATGTAACAGCTATTAAAAAAAGAATAGAAGAACTGAGAAAAGAAGAAGTACTAGACGAGCAAGATGATACAAGAATTTTTGCTAAAATAAATGAACTAAAATTAATTCTATCTCAATCAACTCCTTTAATTCCTGAAATTGAAAAAGCTTTTGATGCCGGTAGTGAAAGAGGTGAACATGGGTATGGAAATGCCAATGACAAACAAGAATACATCTCAAACTTAAAAATTGATATATGATTAACCGCAAAGTATTTGAAACAGAAGAAGATTGGAAAGGATTTAGGCGCGGATTGTTTACAGCCTCACAAATTAACCGCTTACTAGCTAAGGCTAAAAGCGGAACGGGGCTAAGTGTTGGCGCTAAAACCTACGTTAAAGAAATTTTAGCCGAAATGATTGCACCGCCAGCGCCCGACTATTACAACGCCCAAATGCAGCGCGGCAATGAACTTGAGCCGCAAGCCGTTTTAGCCTATGCCAATGCTTTTGACCTTGACATAAACTCCAAAGATTTTATTTACACTTCTATTGGTGGCTATGTGTTCTTTTGGGACGACGCCTTTAATGTTGGCGGTACTCCTGATATTATACTTGCTGACCGTATTTGCGAGATTAAATGCCCAGAAAGTAAAAACCACCTTGAATACTTGCTTTGCGATACGGGCGAAGATTTGCGCGACCTGAAGCCTGAATATTACAGCCAAATGCAACTTAATATGTATTTGTGTGAGCGCGATAATTGCGACTTTATTAGCTATGATGACCGCCTATTTGATGAAAAGTTGCACATCAAGATTATACCAGTTAAGCGCGATGAAGAACACATTAAGCTGATACTCGAAAAGGCAACGGAGGCAAGCAGTTATTTGAACATACTTAAAGACAAAATCAAATGGAACTAACAACAACAAGAAACAGAATGATTAACCCTTATGTGTTCGCAGGGTTAAACCATATAACTAAGAAAGCCTATTTTCCACACGAAAAGGCAAAGCTAATTCAAGAGCAGATTTGCGAACACTACCGCTGCACATGGGAGGAACTAAGCAACCCAACAAGAAAACGCGAAGTTGTGAAGCGCAGGCAAATAGCTATGTACATTCTTTGCAAGCATAGCGGATTAGATTTGAAAGCAATTGGTTCGCTGTTTACTGGATGTCAAAAGCAAGGCAAAGCCAAACACAAAGACCATAGCACAGTCATACACGCAAGGGATAAAATGAAGGTTGAATATGGCGTTTATGAGGACGTTACGCAAGCTATTAACGGTATTGAAATGAGGTTGAAATTAATATTTTAAGCCATGACCAAACAACAGAAAATCAAACTGATAAAAAATACTTGTTGCGATGCAATGGGTACTAAATGGAAAGATGTGAACACAGCCAAACGAACGGACGCGCTCGTTAAAACGCGGCATCTGATTATGTTCTTTCTTTGGCGATATACTCGCTTAGGGCTGAAAGAAATCGGGCAAGAGTTCGCGCATCCGTTCAAAACGAGTAGCGTGATTTATTGCAGGAAGGCTTGCAATAATTTAATACATACCAATGGCGAATTTTGGTTGTTGGTAAACAGAATAGACCTTTCTATATTCTCAAACGGCATTGAGCCAACAAGATTAACTTTTAAACAAAACAAACAATAAAAATGGATGTAAAAGCAAATTGCATACCTGTAAAGGATTTTGCACAACTTAAAGGAATTACTGTACAAGCAGTATATCAAGGAATTAAAAGGGGCAAATATAAGTCTATTAAGATAGGAACTTACACGTTGGTATTAAAGTAATTTTTTTTCATAAAAATGTTTAAAATATCAAACAAAACATTATCTTTGCCTTGCTCACTCGTTATGAAAACATTTAAAAACAATGCAGTCCTTAGTGTAATGTCCAAAGCGATTACTTCGCAACGGGTGAGCCATTATGCTTTGGGCTGCGCTGTTTTGCTTTGAACTACCTTACACAAATAAATGGCTTTTGGGCTAAAGCTGAATCTTCTGAATTATCTGGGATAGATATTTCGGTTTACATGAGCCTTTTAAATTATTGCAATAAGTTAAATTGGCTAAACCCTTTTGTGTGTCATTGGGATATTGTATGCCAAACATCTAAGGTGTCAAAAAATACTTATTATTCTTCAATACAAAGGTTGAATGATTTGGGGTTTATTGTTTATAGTCAAGGCATTAAAAACACAACAACTAAACCAAAGATTTTTATTCTTGAATTTGAGAACAATGAGGGAATAATAAAGGAACAAAGAGGGAATAAAGAAGGAACAGAAAAGGAACAGCAAGGGAACTTATATAAACAATTAAACTTAGAAACTAATAAACATATAAACGATAAAATAACAATAGCCATACCATCTAACGATGTTACTGTTAAAAAGGTTATTGAGGATAATTATGAAATAGTTTCAGCCAACATAGAAAATTGGGTGAATGATTACAAAGAAGAAATTGACGCAATAGGAAGCCATTGGATAAATCAGTTTATAGTTGAGAAAAAATGCAAGCGATTAAAAAGGATGGAAGTGCAAATGGATTCAAAAACAATGGAGAGCATATCGAAAAAATACAAACGTGAGTTTATAGAGGAAGTTTTATTGGAGATGGAGAATTGGAAAGATACTGTTAAGAAAAATACTAATGTAGGTTTAACACTACAAAATTGGCTAAACAGAAAAGGCGAACACGTTTTAACAGACGAGTATAGACGCAGTAAAGACAAAACATTTATTAAAACATCAGATTTGTTTGGCTAATGACAGAAAAAGAATTTTCAAGCAAAATCGTCAATAGGCTATTAAAGTATTTTATGATAAGCGAGGAAGTATGGAGTGAGTGCGGTAAATATCGGATAGATTTTATTATTACACATCGCAAAACTGGGTTGAATTTTGGGTTGGAGTTTAAAAGGTTTGACCGAAAAAGAGGTGAAGAAATAGGAGAGTTCACCATGTCAAATAGATTGATTTGGAGCGAAAGCAAAGTTGGTGCTAACTATGATTTGTATAATGACGGATTGCATATTTTGAATTACGAAAAACTTACAAAATGATAGTAACAGTTTACAAAAACGCTTTAGAAACAAAGCAGCCGTATTATGTGCAGGTTGATGTTATTCTTGACCGGATAAAAAACGGCAAGATAAAACAACAAATAGACGAAATCAGAAATGAAACTGACGAGGCTGTAAGACGCGACAAAAAGAAGATGTTGCCGTCTATCATCTTTGCAGGTAGGTTTACAGAACGCAAGGACAGCGCAATAGAGGCTCATAGCGGGCTTTGTGTGCTTGATTTTGACCATATTGCCAAATTGCCCGAAAAAAAGGCTGAAATCGCTTCTAATGAGTTCGTTTACTCGGTGTTTGTCAGCCCATCGGGAGATGGTTTGAAAGTATTGGTAAAAATCCCCCCTTCAATAGACAACCATCGGAAGCATTACAAGGCGCTGTTAAAACGCTTTCCCGAATTAGATGCCACCTCAATTAACATCAGCAGGGTGTGTTTTGAAAGCTATGACCCCGACATATACATCAACAAAAATGCTGTTGAGTTTACTGATATGGAGGAACTGATTGACACAACACCCGTTGGCGGCAACTTAGATACGCAAGTCAAAACAAACTACGCTAAGATACAAATAGCCGTACAGATGATACGCAATTCAGTTGACGGTGAAAAGCATAATGTTTTGTTAAAAGCCTCACGCTTGATGGGTGGTTACATTGCATCGGGTTATGTGGATTACTTTGAGGCTAAAAGAATATTGGAGGCAGAAATTGCCAACAAGGATATAGCTGACATAAAGGGTGCTATAAAAACCATAGAGAACGGTATTAAATACGGGCAGCGCAACCCTATTTCGGTTGATGAATACACGCCCGTACAGATAAAATCGGATGGTATTATTGAAGTGGATGGGGTGTGGGAGGAGATGAAAAAGCAATTTTTTCATGGCAAAAAGCGTGGTGAAACAACACACTTTGCTGAATTTGACATAAATTTTAAGTGGAAAGAGGGTGAAATAACCTTGATAATAGCCCGACCAAACGCAGGCAAAACAGAGTTTATGCTACAACTCATGCTTATGCGTTCGGTTTTTGACGGATGGAAATGGGCAGTATTCTCTCCCGAAAACTATCCCGTTGATGAATTTATAGACACCCTTATTCATGCCTTAGTAGGGAAAAGTACCGACCCGTACTATGACCGCAACCAAATGACATTTGAGCAATACGAGGACGGCTATAAGTTTATCAAAGAACATTTTTTCTACATATACCCCGATAAACATACGGTTTCAGAAATAGATGCAAACGTTCTACATCTGATTGAAACCAAAAACATACAAGGGGTGTTTATTGACCCGTTTAATCAATTAGAGGTAGATACTTCTGAACGGGATGATAAATTCCTATCGGCTTTTTTGCGCGAAAGAAAGCGGTTTGCAGTAGAACATAATTTGCGTTACGTTATATCGGCTCACCCTAAAACGATGCAAAAGACTAAGGACGGAAACTATGATGTACCTGATATTTACGATATTGCAGGGGGTGCTATGTGGGGTAACAAGATGGACAACATAATTGTTTTACACCGCCCGTACATTTTAACCGACCCTATGAACACAACGGTTGAGGTAATTGTCAGAAAGGTTAAGAAGCAGAAATTGGTTGGTATTCCCGGTACTTGTGTGTTTACATTTGACAGGGCTAAAAACAGGTATTTTCTTAACAGGCAGAACCCTTTAGAGCAAAATCAGTATCAATACTATCAAAAGATTTTCGGTAAAAACAATTCAGATTTAGAACCAGCGCCTTTTTAGGTTTTCCCACAAACAAAAAAGCCGCCCCAATTGGAACGGCTTGCTGTCGGTTTGCTGCCTATTTGGTCTTGCGTCCGGGTTTAATCTTCACGAGGTCTTTATCCTCAATCCGATATTCGCGCCCCACCTTGTAGTAATGCACTCGGTTACGGGTACAACGGTGTATCGCCTCCCTTTTAGTAATGTTGTACTTTTCAGCGTATTGTTTTGCGGTCAGGAATGTGTTGTTGTTTTGCATTGGTTTGATTTGTTAATTAAAATTTCGGTTCGCTGATGCAAGCCACCATATTTGACCTGCTTTAATTAGCGTGTGTTGGTTATTAAATGTTGGATGCTGCATAGCTTTACGGTAAGCACACAGGTAAAAGTGTTCCGCATTTTGATAATTGGCTTCTGCGCGAATTACAGCGTTAAGACAAGGTTCGGTTATTGTGTACGGCATAAAACGGTTTTTGTGAAGTCAAACCTAATAATTGTTCATCAATTTGGCGCAATAAATGATGTGCCTGCATCACCTTGTGAAAATACCCATCTTCGGCTGCTTGCCGTCCTAGAATGGCAATTTTCGCCCTCCTTTTTAGTAATAGTGTAGCTTTTAGCATGATGTATTTCCTTTTGCTTTGTTAATTAATGCTTCAATTTTGTTCCTTTGGTACAAATTGTCGTAAGTTGGTTCAAGGTTTAATATCCTTAGCACATCGGTAAGCGCTTCAAGAAGTTCGGGCGCGCTTGCAATTAGGTTTGCTATCTGCTTTTCGCTTCCGTCTTTTTGATTGTAAATTACGGCAATAGTGTCGCCTGTTTCCTCATCCGCTATTATCGGCTGATTGCTTTCGGTTTTTGTGTACCAATTTGTTTTTGCTTCCATTTTGTTTTATTGTTTAATGATTAAAAATACGTGTTTGTTGCCCTTCGGCTTTAATACGGTCTATTACAGCCTCAAATTGCTTTTCCCTGCCCTTGTATTGGCTAATGTCAATTTCATTCCCCTGCGCAACGGAAAAGCGTATTTGCTGCGCGAATCGGAAAGCATTGAGAAACTCAAAATAGGTTTTTTGAGAATTGAATGTGCCGGATAGTTTCGCGGTTGCTGCTTTTTCGTTATTCAGAATCCACAACAAGCTATCGGCAAAACGGTTCAGCCGTTCTTTTTCAAAGGCACTCACACGCGCCCCCTTTTTGGTTTTATACAATTGTCCGTTTGTTAATTGTTCTACTTTCATATTTACGGCTTTACATGGTGAATAATAAAGAAACATGAATCACATTCCGCGTCTGTGCCGTTCGTGCTTTCTACGCAATCTAAATAGCGTTGGCGTTGTGTCTTTGCTTTGTGCTGGTCGTGAATGTTTGCGTAAATCGTTGTTATCAGTGCGAATGTTGCACATGCAAGCAGAATCATGGCGCTGTTTGTTGCGTTTTTCATGTTGTTATGTTGTTTAGTTAAAAAATCAAGTCTGTTTGAGGTTGTGCCGCTATAATTTCAATTAAAGCGTGGTTTGCGTTCTTTTGTTCGCCTTGCCAATGATATACCTCATCAATGTGCTTTGCGTTGTCTCGCATGGTTTGGCAATGTTTGATGTAAACCTGTAAAGCGTTTTTTAATGTATTTTGCATGGTATTGGGCTATTTGGTGTTGTATCTTATTTGTGAATTTTCTGGCTTTATGGTTTTCCATTTGCCATTGTATTTGTGCGCTATTTCTCTCGCTATATATCCACAGTTATATCTTACGGTTACGGTTAAATAACCATTCCTAGTTGCAAAGTTTTTTGCGCCTTTTTCAGTTTTTGACACATCTACATGTGAACCATTTAATAAAACACCATAAACATTTTTCATAAAAATTGATTTTTGATTGTTAAAAAATAGCTTTCGCGCCTGCTCTTGAGGCATACGGCTTAACCGAGCGCGAAAATGAAATGTTAGAATAAATCCCCATCAAACTCATTAACCTGCTCTGTTATCGTTTCAATAACATCTTCGGTTAATTCTATGCGATTATCCCAATTTTCTGAAATATAGCCACATGAAGATAGAATTGAATTTGCAGCCTCTAGCAAAAAGATTACATGACACTTTTCAGGCTCACTAAATGGATTAAGTGTTTCACCCGTTGCATTATCCCAATGCTGAACAAAGTCGCCAAACAAATCGAAATTTTCTTTGATAAACTCAACTGTTTTGTAAGTGTTGCAAAATACTGAACCGTTCGCATTTTCACCCTCAAATAATTTGTAAGCAAGGTCGCAACCATAATATAAGCCGCCTTTGTAGTCTTGCAAACGGTCAATAATTTGTTCTTTAATACTGTCTAAAGTTGTTACTGTGTTGTTTTTCATAAAATTGTTTTTGTTGATTAATGATGTGCAAATGTATTGAATATATATTCATATATACAAGAGCACACCAAAAATAGTTTCACTTAATCAGCAAAAAATCATTTTAGAACGGCTAGGACGTAGATATAGCAAGCGTTTTAGCAGAATGTTAAAAAATGTAAATTATTCTAATTCATCGAAAATACTTCCAAAATCTATTGAATCAGCACCCATATTTTCAGCATCTTTTGCGCTCTGTTCTTTCTTTCTGCGCTTGCTGTTAGTGTCGCGTATCGTGTGCGCACATTCTTTTAAAGCTCTTTCTATCTGGTTGTAATAGTAAGGATGGACCACAAAAGATTTTACTTTAGGTCCTCCTTTACCGCTTACCTTTAGACCATCGTCCAACACTAATTCGTATTTCAGCATATTAGCCAAAGTGGTTTTTTTAATGTGAGGACAAATGTCATGCAATTTCTTTGCATACACTATTTCACCGTTAATCTGTAAATAGTATGTAGCCAATAAAAACTCCCGTAAATTAAACGGTATGCCTTTTAAAATAAACATGACTATGTATTGAACTCTGAAATAGCTGCTTAAATCGAATGTAAGGAAGTCAACCACGTTCTTTGTATTCATGGCTACTTTAATAAAATACTGTCTTCTATTGCGCCTTATTTGCTTACTCTGTGCATTATTCCCGTACGGCATATGATATGTTAATGTTCCAATAAGATAACTAACAGCGAATTTTCGCTAATAGCGTTGTTTCGCAAAGTGGGTAGATGATGTGGTTTACCCCTCCTTTGCCACCACAAAACTACAAAAAAATTGAAGGTGTAAAATTCGCAATGTCATAAAATGCTGATTTTCAGTCATTTGTTTAAAAGTGGCGTTGTATATATATAATAAGCAGTGCCGATTTTGCATAAGTCATTGTAATTCAACTATTTCTACAATATCGTTTTTTACACCTTGCGCAAATTTGATGCGATTTCCGTTAAATAGGTATTCAGGATTGACCCAATAATCATACAAAGACGGCTTTTTGCATAGCAAACCAATGTCGCACAGTTGCCGTATAGACTTAACAAGTGTTGGTCTGCTAATATTCATACTTGAACACACACGCTTTGAACTGAGTGAAATATAATCTTTGTCTTTCGGTATGTGGTAAATGATATATAAGAATAAGGCTTTCGCGCAGTTGTCAATCTCACCAAATAGAACATTATCAATATATGGCAGTCTATACACGCTGCATTTAGCTTGTTGTTCTATTGTGTATGTAACTGTTTCCTCTGTGTATTCGAGTATAACCCCATCGTTATCGTTTATATGTTGAGTGTCTGCCGTTGTTCGCTTGCGTTTCATCTGCAATACTCTTAGCCGCCACGATTGCAGAAACGGGTTGATAGCTATACTGTTATTCATACCCACAAAGGTATTAACTTTTTTTATACCTGTATAAATTATTTTACACATTCGCTTCTGTTCGCAATGTTCGCTGCTCAATCGGTTTTGCCTATGCTGCTTCGCTTTCGGTTTGCCTTGCGTCCGTTCGGTTTGGTGTTTGTCTGTCTGTTTTTGTTTGGGTTAATGGATTGTTTAGGCGCGGACGTGACGGGGGGGAGTGCAAAAATCACTTGGCTGCGATTATGCGATGGGGGGTGATGTGTGATTAGACCCACAATTGTAAGTATACAGGTCTTAAATTTACGCGACCCACAATTTCAACCATACATACATTTTAAAAACAGACCCGCA